AACGCGGCCGTACTAGCTGGGAAGCTGATTCAGATAGCATCTGGTTCAGTGTACTCAGCAGCAGGAAACAAGATCAGCCTATTCCCGGAGCGGATACAGCTGGTGATCGAACTGGTCAAGGAGAGGGATCACAGTATTGTGTTCTTCACTTGGCAGCATCAACTCGAAGAACTTAAGAAACTAGCAGACAAAGAGGGAATTAGTTATGAATCGATACACGGCTCTGTGCCTGACAAAAAGCGAGATAGCATTGTACGAGGATTTCAAGCGGGTGACTATCAAACTCTGTTCCTACAGCCTGAGTCGGCTGCGCACGGGCTTACACTCACTCGGGCGACTGCGTCCATTTGGGCTTCTCCGACTTATCGCCCCGACATAATGAGGCAGGGACTAGCGCGATGTTATCGTGCTGGCCAAGAGTTCCTGACTGAGAACATAATGATCTGCGCCCGTAACACCGCTGACGAGAAAGTATTCTCAGTCATGGAAGGCAAGGACATACGAATGCAAGAACTACTGGAGTTCCTCGAATGAGATGCAGAATAAGAATCTACACAAAAGACCTCCTCGTAGTAAATATCGTGGCAAAACGAGCCGCTCACTACAGTGAAGGCTACAAACTCGTAACCGTAGTTCAGGTAGATACCGACGCAGCAACAACCATACCCATGGACAATGTACTGCGTATCGAAACCCAACCTCTAAAGGAACAGGAGTGAATCCTATGGACAACCGAATGACCTCGAACAAAACAACACTGATGAGCCGGCTGGCAGCAGCAATGGGCATCTCCCAATCATTAGCGAACCAGCCCCGACTGCCCTACATGCCCGGGTACATGCCACTGCCATTTTCTGGCAAAGGTGGCACCCGGCGGAAGACGAAGATCAACCGCACCAGCGTAAAGTGCAACGACCGGAAGCCATTCTCAGAAGAGAAGATTGGCCACCTGAACGACGTCCTGTATACCTACTTCGACATCGAAGCGGACAAACAAAAAGCACGAGTGATATGCCGCCGGTGCAACGAAGTTAGCACCATCAACGTGCGTACAAAGCCTTACACACAAAACAAGAAGGTTCTGGCCGCACGCGCCGAAGCCGCATAACCGAGGAAATACATATGTTTGGAATAAAGAAATTACGTACACGACTGGGCGTAATAGAACAATGCCTAGCCTCCACACAGGCCCCGAAGGAACCCACCATCTCAATCCCGGTAGTGGATGCGAAAGGCGAACCCGTAAACGAACGGTTGGCGCTCTTTTACCCGTACATCGGGCCCGCAGAACACAAGTTAACTCTGCAACATGCTTTCGACCAACTGCAAGAAGCTCTGGGTGTAGAAATCCAGCTGGTAAAAGGCTCCAAGGACATAGTGAAAGTGACCAAACAGAAGCGAGGTAAGTAATGTACTATCGCATCTTCATGAATGTAAGTGTGACTCTGGCAGTAGTGCTGCGCGTCATGATTCTGATGCGGAACATCCGCGAAGAGTTTGGTAGCCCCAGCGCTATTTTTCGGAGAAAGAAATGAGCCACAAATTCCAAGCAGAAGACTTCTATGATGTCACACGCTCCCTCGGAGCACTGGGTTCATTCGAACAGGACCTAGGTGACTTCAGTGTACGCAACTCCGACAAATACAAAGAAGGTTGCAAGCACCTGCACTTGGACATGCTGGCACAGGAACTGCTGGTTGTGGACATGGACACCATGCCCTCAATCAAGGAGCTGCATCCGTTTCAGCTCCTCAGTGATGAAATGCTCATCGGGTTACAATCCGACAACCCAAACTTGAAGCGCATGCTCTCCATCACCCGGTACCAACCTGACGAAGGTGAACCGGACGAGATGATCATAGTTCCGCTGCTCGCAAGTCAGCAAAGACATCTGTGGAGCCCGGCAGGCATCGTAGTATTCCTCAAGAATCTGGACGACCCCGACAGCCTGCGAATCCGATCACAAGAATTCCCGGGAGCCAACGCTGGAGCGGACAGACAGAAGCAGTTAACGGCCATCGTCCTCGACGCTACAAACACGATTGCGACTGTGATGGCATCAGGCAAAGCAACCATGACCAAGAAGGTGCCGTCCAAGTTGAAGCTCGAAAGAAGCGACATAAAGGACGCCGCTACCGAGTTACGTCCATTCACCCTGATGAGTATCAAATAATGTTCCTACGTATCGCGGATAACATCATAATAAATATGGACAAAGTAGTCCTAGCAGAGCGAACTGTTTCTGTGGTCAAAATTACCTGCACCAATAATGATGTAGTGACCGTCGTGTGCACCAATGTGGACGAAGCAAAACAAGCGATGAACAAACTTATGGAACAAACTAAAACAGATCAACTGGTGAACGCATGATACACGTCTCAGATGAAACCATGGTCAATCCAGACCACGTGATCGCGGTCAGCAAGACCGACAAGCAGTTCTGGTTGAAGTTCTTCTGCACACATGGGCGCATCATCACCCTCAAGTTCGAGACCGAGGCAGAGAGACAGACAGCAATGATGAATTACAAGAGGCGTACATGAGAGTACCGAACTTCCTAAGAGAGCGCGGTATCAAAACGGTCATGTCGTTTGACTGGGAGACATTCTTTAGCACCGAGTATACGCTCAAGAAGATGTCCACCAGCGAGTATATCCGTGATGAGCAGTTCAAGGCTCATGGTGTCGGTATACAAAACCACAACGAACGCAGGCAACACTGGATCACACATGACGACCTTGAAGAAAAACTTGCAAAAATTGATTGGGCGACAACGGCGCTGCTCGCTCATCATACACATTTTGATGGGCTTATACTTACTCATCACTATGGGCACACTCCTGCTTATTGGCTAGACACCCTGAGCATGGCCCGGGTATGGATAGACAGCACCATCTACAACAGCTTAGACGCAGTCGCCGAGTACTACGGACTTGGCAACAAGCTCAAGAACATCCTGATGAAGACAAAGGGGCTCCGTGACTTGCTCCCCGGGCTGGAAAAAGACTTGGGCGACTACTGTAAGCGAGATGTTGAGCTTACATTGGAGCTGTTCGACATCATGTACGCGGAAGGGTTCCCGGACGATGAACTCGACCTCATAGACATAACCGTGCGGATGTTCGCTGAGCCAGTGCTCGACGTGGACAAGCCAACAGCACGAACAGAACTGTCACGCATCATTGAGCGTAACCGACGCGTGGTCAAGAGCACGGCACCCCTGTTTAAGATCCCTCGCTCCATCAGAGGCGAGGCTCGCATGGAAGAGTGCCGGGGCATTCTGCGGTCGGACAAGAAATTGGCCACCGCAATGACTGACTTGGGCGTGACAGTACCAATGAAGAAAACGAAGAAAGGCAACATCAAGCCTGCCTTTGCAAAAACGGACCTTGCTTTCCAAGAGCTACAGGTCCACCCGGACAAAGACATCCGCAAAATCTGTGAGGCTCGCTTAATTGTGAAGTCCACAGTTGAAGAATCAAAAGCAACGAAGCTACTGCTACACTGTAATCCAACACTACCCATCTACCTGAACTACGGGAAGGCTCACACCTACCGCTGGACAGGGGGCGACAAGATGAACCCGCAGAACTTCCCAAGGGAAGGCGTGCTGCGTAAATGCATCTTGGCACCGAAGGGTCAGAAGCTCATAGTAGTTGACTCAGGTCAGATTGAAGCTCGTGTAGTGGCATGGCTTGCTGGTCAGCAGGACTTGCTGGATGTGTTTGCCGACCCAAATAGAGACCCGTACTGCGAGTACGCATCAGAATTGTTTGGCCACACCGTCACGAAGAAACAAAAGAATGAAAGGTTCGTAGGCAAGGTGGGAATTCTGGGGCTTGGCTTCGGAATGGGCTGGGAGAAGTACCGCTACACCCTAGCCTCTGGATCCATGGGCGCGAAGGTAAACATCTCTGAAGAGAAAGCCCAAGAAGGCGTCCGCGTGTACCGGGAACGAAATTATAAAATCGTGCAGCTGTGGAAATACATGAACAACAGACTGTACGAAATGCAACGAGAGAAGCTCGGGCAGGGACAGGAACGCTACCACTTGAAAGACCTCGTGTCATTCAATCACGAAGAGGTGACGTTACCTAATGGACTGACCCTGCACTACCCAGCACTCGAGATGCAAAGAAGGCAGATTGACAACCGAGAAATGGGGTTCGAGTACTGGAACGGCATGCACTACACCAAGATATACGGTGGCCTGTTCACAGAAAACCTGACCCAAGCAATCGCTCGCATCATCGTAGGTGAACAGATGCTTGAGATCGCTGAACATTATCGTATCGTTATGATGACGCACGATGAGGCGGTGTATCTAGCGCCCACCAAAGACGCGCAGAAAGCTCTAGACTTTGGTCTCGAGTGCTTCTCCACCAGCAAGAGCTGGTACGAAGATATACCACTAGCAGCAGAGGGCGGATATGCAAACGAATATTCTAAGTAACGAAGAAGTCAACGAGCGGGTACAGGAAATTATGAAATACCTGACTGAGAATCCGTATGGAGCGGTTGAAGCAGAAATCAATGGCGCTCCGTGCATAGTTATCGCAGCTGTTGAGTCCGCCGAGATGGAGAGTGTGAACCCGATGTTTATAATCCCGTCGCCCGAATTAATATTGCACGTGGTGGACACAGACGACAAGAAGCCCATCTTCGCAATCTCAACCGCACACCAACATTAGGAACTTATTATGGCCGAAGCACTAGGCAGTTTAATCGACGAGATGCATGACATCCGAGAACGCAGGCGTGAGCTTGCAAAGGAAGAGAAGCAGCTCGGACTGGATTACGAAGCACTACAAGCCAGTCTCATCGCATCGTTGGAAGCGACTGGCATGACCAGTGGCGCATCCGACATTGCATCCGCATCGATCAAAGTTACAAACGTGGCGAACGTCCAAGATTGGGACGTCTTCCACAAATGGTTGCGTAAAACCAACCAGCTGTACATGCTGGAGAGACGACCAGCGCAGGCAGCATTCCGCGAGTACATTGAAAAAAGCCGTGGACACAAGCCACCACCGGGTGTGGTGACATTCGAGAAAACGACGATTTCATTGAGGAATAGATAATATGGTAGCACGAAAGAAAGCAGGAACGGACATGGCTGTAGGCAAGGGCGACCAGCTCCCCGCGAACATCGATGCGGAACTGGAAGCAGAAGCAGCAGGCATAGCCTCCACGATCGACAGCAGCGGTGGTAACTTCATCAAGCTGGACCAGAAGAATGGCGAGTACTTCGACATTCCCAATCTGGGTCAGTCGGAGTCACCAATGCAGGTTGTCGTTGTGGACTACATCTCGGTCAACTCGCTCTACCGGGGCAAGTATGATCCGAGTAACATCGCTCCGCCGGATTGCTGGGCGATCAACAAGGACATTGGCCTCATGGTGCCAAGCGAACGGGTCGAAGATCCGGAAGCCGACGAATGCTCCAAGTGCCCGAACAACGAGTTCGGTAGCGACGGTGCAGGCAAGGCATGCAAGAACACCAAGTTGCTGGCTGTCCTGCCGCCTAACTCCACTGACGACGATGAGCTTGCATACATCCGTGTTAGCCCGACTGGCCTGAAGAGCTTCAACTCTTTTGTGTCTGGTGTGGCTGCTCGTATGAAGAAGCCTCCAGTCAGCGTGATCGTTGAGCTCAGTATCGTAGCCAGTGGCGCAGGGTTCACCCTGTCCTTTGGTAAGACGACGCCGAATCAGCAGTATCGCGAGGATTTCATGCGGCGTTCGGAAGCAATTGGTGTGCTGACGGCTGAGCCTCAGGTTCAGAACGACAACGGCACCAAGCGCAGAGCAGCCCCGCCCAAGCGTAGGGCAGCTGCTAAACGGAAGTGAGCAAGCGAGAAGAAGGCTCGTTTATTTTGGACGCCCCAACGGAGAAAGTCTCCGCAAAGGTGAAGAAGCCCGTCGCTAAACGATCAGCGAATATGACTGCCCTGAGGAATCAGGCTAAGGAAATTCGCGGCGAGATCACTGAGATACGTAAATCGCGTACGACTGCAAATCAGGAGTTGCGTGGTGCTCAGAAGAAGGTAAAGGATATCGATTCTTTACTGGAGAAGCGGCAAAGGGCTCTCGACCGTGTGAAGGCACGCATCGACTCAGGTTCAATGAGTTGAATGTAGCGCAACGCACGGTGTTCATGATGATCTTCGGTATGAGTTCGCTCATCCCGGAGGACTTCAATGACGAGCACCCTCTCAGCTGGAAGCAGTTTCGCGTCGTAGTTCGCGAGACGAAGACACTGGACGTAGTTCCAGCACAGCAACCAGCAAGCGTGTTAACGATGTAAAGGTAAGCCCCGGGCAACCGGGGCTTAGTTTAAGATGATTACAATTGAAGACTTTGCCATTGCCACCGGTTATACACCGCAAGACGACGACTTGGAGCGTTGCAACTGCGAGCAAGCAGGTATGCCCGGACACATGATGTGCGGCTGGAATGAAGAAGCCAACCTGCCTGTATTCGTGGCCGGTTACCGAGGAGCAAAAATGTGGCCAAGCCAGAACGCAACTTCATAAACAGAATTCATCGAAAGATTTCCCCCGTCCTCTACAAGCAGGCGATGGGATTGACCTCAACGAACGGCACGCCCGATTATTATTACGAGGGTAGATTGAGAGCTGAGTTGTGGGTCGAATACAAGTGGTACCCCGAAGAGCCCGAAGAAATTGATCTCTGCGACACAAAGAAGAAGACACACCTGAGTATGCTGCAACAAAACTGGCTGGAGAGAGCGAATAGGAACGGAGTCAAAGTTGCAGTCGTAGCAGGTTACCCAAAGGGTTGTATTGTGCTACGCGGCGAGCAATGGATGTCAAAGCACACTACGTCGAAAAGGTTCCTGATCAAGGACCACAAATGGACTGAGCTCGAATGGGCGGAGTACCTCGATGGCCTTGACATACAAGGAAGCAATAAAGATAGCAGGAAAACTAAGTAGACCGGCTAAGATGCCGTGTCCGTCATGGGGCATAGACCCCAAACACTGCGAGATAGGAAGGAGACTGCGCAGCCAAAAAGGAACAACATGTTCAATCTGTTACGCTTGCAAAGGGAACTACAACTTCCCAGCTGTAAGGAACAGTCAGGACGTACGATATGAAGGCATCTTTCACCCTCGATGGGTTGAAGCGATGGTAGTGAGCCTGACCAAGGAGAAGCTAACGCACTTCAGATGGTTGGACTCAGGCGATATACAAGGCAGACCGCACCTATTGAAGATCATCTTGATAGCTGCACAGATGCCCGAGATCAACTTCTGGTTGCCAACCCAAGAGCACAAGCTCATCAGGGATTGCAAGCACAAGATACCGGCCAACCTAAAGATCAGGTTGACCAATGCGATCATCGATCCTAAACAGGATTTGAGAAACGCACCGCTGATGGCAGAGGTTCACACCAAGCCAGACGCGAGCAAAACGAATGGATGGATTTGTCCCGCAGACACCAACGGTAACAAGTGTGGTGATTGTAGAGCCTGCTGGGATCCGAAGATTACGAAAGTCATTTACAAAAAACACTGATACAGGAGTCAAGAGTACCCATGGAAACGAATATCCAAAAGCGTAATATCGAGACAACGTTCACGGCCAAACCAACTGGCTTCACGATTGAAGCGTCTGCAAAGGCGTTCCAGATTCTGTCCTCGAACTTGTACACCGACAAGCCTCTCGCCATTGTCCGGGAACTGAGTGCCAACGCGCTCGATGCCCACAAGCAGGCCAAAGAGGAACGCCCGTTTCTACTTACTCTTCCTAGCCGCATGAACCCTGCGTTTGAAATCAGGGACTACGGTATCGGTATGTCTCCGGAAACCATCCAAAAGCTTTATACGACGTTCTTTGGATCCGACAAAAATCACGACAACGAAGCAATTGGTGGATTAGGGTTGGGTTCAAAGACGCCGTTTAGTTACACGGACACATTCACGCTCCTCTCGTTCTGGGAAGGAGTCAAATACACATGGTTATGCATGATCCAAGAAGACGGGCAACCCTCCATCGCGATGGTGGAGCACTGCGAGTCCGACGAAGACCGTGGTATTCAGTACATCATTCCTGTTAAGCAGGAAGACTTCTACACGTTCTCCAACAAAGCCAAAGCTGTGCTCAGCTACTTCCCCGCAGGTTCCTACAAGGCACCAGACATCGAAGTGTACAACGTCAAGTACTCACTGAAGAGAGACGAGTACGGGATGCGTGAAACCAGCGCCAGCCACCCGAAGGTCATCATGGGTCCGATTGCTTACAGGCTGGACAAGTCAGCACTCAACCAAGAGATACAGACCAAATTCTACAAGCTGCTGAACAATGCACGCTTGGACATCTTCTGTGGCATTGGCGACATCGACATTCAGGCCTCACGTGAAGCCCTGTCGTACGATAAGAAGTCCCAGAGACAAATCATTGAAGTGCTCCAGCGCGTGACAGACCGGATCGCGAAGGATACCTCGGATGAAATCGCTGGGTGCAAGACATTCCTCGAAGCTTGTGTGATGGGCATCACTCTGTCCAACCAAGCCAACGTGGACTTCGACACCCTGTCGTGGAAGAAGAAGGAACTCATCCGTGACTTCGAATACGGGCGGGATGGCCACTGCTGTAAAGTATCAGGCCAGTTCAGCCTCACCAAGTCCGACGCTCTCTCCATCTCATTCGCTCGATACATGTCGCTCAGTGTACAAGACGCCTTGGACAGTGAAGTTATCTTCTATGACCCAGCTGTCAAGTTCAACAAAATCAAAATGAAGACCCTGCTACTGAGCGACCGTGGTAAGGAATACATCCTGTTCAACGACATGAAGATGATGGAGAAGTTCCTCAAGGACTCAGAGCAGAAGGACTGGTCCTCCACCGAGAGCCTGCCTATGCCGGACAAGGATGACGTGACCTACAAGTCAGTCTCCCGTAACAAGGTACAGCTCAAGCTACGCTCGAACAGCCGCGAGTGGAAGAGCCTGACCAGCTCGTTCGAAGAGATCAACGCTCTTGAGAATACCTGCTGGGCTCCATTGAGTGGCGGTGGCTCCGAGCCTTGGGACAACCCGGAAGATCGGAAGTCCTACGAGTTATTGAGCGCATTCGAAGGTGTGAACATAGTCGGTATACCGAAGTCTCTGCGCCGCAAGCAGAAGCACATCACACTGCCAACTCTGCAGGAACATACACGTGCTCGGATGATCCAAGTCATCGACACAGAAGAGCGCTACAACGCAGGGTTCTTACACAGATCCACTATCTCTTGGATCAATGCGTTTCAGCATAACGTGGACAAGAAGAAGTGGAAAGAACTCGCGCTCACTATCGAAGCGCAAGTCCACGTCGTCACGCAGACGTTGTACAGACACCGTGTCGCCATCACAGACCTGTTGGGTTGGAAGCTGAAGCCGATGACTGACTTGCAGATTGAAAACCGAGACAAGAAGATCGTCAAGGGTTATGGACTGCTCGCGATCGTGGATAGCCTCTATGGCTACCAGACCAGCAAGACAAAATACGTAGAAGACGTCCTCACATTGATACACCGGAGAAGCTAATGGCTCATGTAATAAACAACCAGTCCGTAACGATCATCACCAACAACACAATTGCTACTTGCTCGTTGGAAGACCACGCATGCGCAGAAGAAGTTCTGATCGCGCTACGTCGGGGTGATGAGACGACGGCTATTGCACTCATCAACAAGGACAGGGACATCAAGGACTGGGTCAACGACGAGCAGACACTCAGAGTTGAAGGCCGGACTATCATGCACCGCGACGATGAGTTTGACAAGTGGAGACCTCTGCACAACGCGCTGGTTGACCGCATCATATCCATGCGCGAGCAGGGATTTGACCCGGGGCCAATGGTCACTTTTTTGGCTAATATCAACCTAAATCCGTCCGAAGAGGCAAAAAAGGATCTATACGGATTCTTGGAAACCAACAGCCTGCCGGTCACTATCGACGGTCACTTCCTCGCCTACAAGAAGGTGAGGTCCGACTTCAAGGACGGCTGGTCAGGGACGTTTGACAACTCCCCGGGCAAGACCATCAAGATGGATCGTGCCAAGGTGGTAGCTGATCGCAACAAGACCTGCGCCGCTGGATTGCATGTCTGCTCAGGTGGCTACCTCGGCAACTCGATCGGCGGAAACACAATCATGCTCATCAAGGTACATCCGATGAACGTGGTGTCCGTGCCCACCGACTACAAGAACTCGAAGATGCGTACCTGCGAGTACACTGTTGTCAAGCAGCTTAACAAGGAAGACGTGGAGAAGGTGGCCGTTTATGTTAGTTAAAGACAAAGGCATGCTCATCCCGCACGACATGGACCGGGAGCTACTGGCCTTCATCCTCAAAGACGAAGGCAAGAGTCGCTTCGTCGTGGGTATGTATATACCCGAAGCCATCGGTTACCGGTTCTGCCATGACACTGTGCACATCTCACCAACGAACGGTGAGCTCCGTGTCCACTCGCAGTGCAACTCGCGGCCCTACCAGCTGCACATGTATGCGTGGGAACACGTGTACTGCCTGATGCCATCAGCCAAGGCCAAGCGGAAGCTGGGCACCGGGTGGATATCACCGGGAGCACAGGACATAATCGCTGACCCTGAGTTTGCCAGTAAATGGCACTCAGGAGACTTTCAGGACTTCATAGGTAAAGCTCATGTTGCTTCTCTATAAGGACATGCTTCTCCCCGAGGGCGTTGAGCCAGCCATGATCGAGTTCATGGACAGTGAGCGCCGCCCCGGTGAAGATACGCCCAACAACAGCAAGGAACGCTGGATCATAGTAGCGGATACCCCGGGGCACAGACTCATTTACGAAGGGTACTTGGCCTATCTCAGCACGGGCGAAATGCGCTACCGAGCAAACAGCGGTGCATACTCGCGCAATCTGCATCTATATGCATGGGACAACGTCATTGCAATGGTACCCAGCAACAAACGGGTCAAGAAGTTTTGGCTACACCCGGACATCCGGGAACGACTGGACAACAGCGATATACAGTCCAATTACTACAACAAGTATTACAAAGAGAGGGTTGAAGCATGCATAAAGATCTCACAGCGAACTTGATGCTCCACTGTGGTGGACACCACGTCGAGTACGAAGCGCTCCAGCAAATCAAGACCCCAGATCCAGTAGGCATCTGGAACCCGGTTGACCACACCGTCGTCTTTCAGACTATGATGGACGCCCTTACCGACTCTGGCTATAAGGTCATGAAGGCAGTGCACGCTGTCAGTCGGAAAGGAAGCAACTACTTCGGCCTTGCCCAAGTTAACGCCGACTATCTGGAGACAGAAGAGTACGGGTTGGTCGTCGGGTTCCGGAACTCACACTGCAAGTCGTTCGCAGCCAGTATGGTAGCGGGCGCTCAGGTGTTTGTTTGTGACAACCTCGCCTTCAGTGGTGAGGTCAACTTCAAACACAAGCACACAACGAGTGTGCTGCAGAAACTTCCGATGCTCTTCAAGCAAGGCGTCGGTAAGCTCAACCAGCTTTATCTGAATCAGGAAACCCGCTATGAAGCCTACAAGGTTCATCAGTTGGAAGACCTGCGTGCAGAAAAGATCGTCGTAGATCTGTATCGTGATAATCTAATCACGACGCAGGAAGTTGGCAAGATCATAGACATTTATGACAAGCCGACGCACGACGAGTACGGAGAAGGATCGGCATGGACATTATTCAACGCGACCACAGAAGTCGTGAAGGGTAAGCTTGCCAGACTCCCGAAGACCACTTTGGGATTACACCAGACACTCGATAATGAGTGTATGGCTGAACTGAGCGGAGCTGTGACCGCGTAAGAGGAGCACAGCATATGAGAGCAGCAATAGCTATTCTGGCAGTTTCTGCCGTCACAGCAATTACGCTATTCATACAAAGAAAACGAAGACACAAAGAGACGAAGATACTGGAAGGAACTTTCGAAAGGATTGGTCGCACGCGGCGACCGGCATAACGCAGGAGAAACAAATGCAATACACACTCCGAAACGGAGAAGTGGTTGAAGTGGACGTGGGCATGAGTGATCGTACCAGTACTGCCATCTGGCATAACGGTATTATCCAGCACTTGCTCAACCCCGAAACACCGGAAGGTATGATTACCTATCCGGTTGGTGGTGTCCTCGGCAGAGACTTCGACGTGATCGCAGTACATGGTACTGAATACGACGACTTGTTCGATCTTCGAATCGGGCGTCACAACCTCAACCTCAAGAATGGAGAAATTGATCTCATGAACACGAACAAACCAGCTTTTCAAACCATCGAGTACTACCACAACACCGACGTCGGCAACATGTCCGATGACCAGATCTTTGGCTACGTCCGCAACATCGACGCCAAGCTGAAGGAACTGGTCGGTCTGGGCGACGGCAAGGCCGTTACTGCTCACCGCGTACGTCTGGAGACCGAGAAGGAAGGTCTGCTGCGCGTCGTTGATGCCCGGTACGAGAAGGAAGCCCCTGCTGATAACGGCGGCGGCGAGTAACACAGCAAGGTCGCCTTAGAGCAGGGCAAGACCTTTCAATAACTGAATACTGTTCTCATATTGACCAGTTAGCCGTTGCTTAGTGCGCGACTAGCTGGTCTTTTTTGATCACTCCAGCAACGAGGATGTTCTAGGAATGCACGGCGCTTGTCATGGGTCAAACGCGAACGATGGGTTGATCGCCCTAAATTAAGTGCACCCGTTGCCTTATTTCACCATCCACAGTAGCTCAGCGGTAGAGCAGGGGACGCGCCCTGTGTCGCTGGTTCGAATCCAGCCTGTGGATACCAATAACGAGGAAGCAGCATGAAAACATATGTTCTTTACCACGCCAACTGCACTGATGGTGCAGGGTCCGCACTAGCTGCTTACCTGACATTCGGCGACAGCGCCGAATATATCCCAGTTCAGTACGGGGAAGATGTCCCCGAGACAGAACCGGGTGCGATGATTTACATCGTTGACTTCAGTTATCCCGCAGACATACTCCTTGCTATGGCTGAACACGCATCGTTCATCCAGATACTGGATCACCACAAGACTGCGAAAGCTGACCTTGAACTTGTCGATCACCCCAACATAAAGGTGCACTTCGACATGGATCAGTCAGGTGCGGTACTCACGTGGAAGTTTTTCCACCCCGACAGGGAAGTGCCGCCCCTACTTCGCCATATTCAAGACCGGGATCTCTGGACGTTCGACATGCACGGCTCCAAGAAGATTCACCGGGCTCTCGGAATGTACGAGAGCTGGAAAGATTGGGCTCAGTTCTTATACGAGGTACGACCACTCATCGCCGAAGGAGATGCGATTCAACGCTATCTGGAAGTGCAGACTGACCGCATCATCGGAGGCCCGCCACGTAAGTTCTTTATAACTGACGAGGTGGTTCCGGTCTACAACCTCCCCGGGTTTATGATCTCCGATGCTCTGAACACAGCACTGGACAACCACAAGAAATGTCCATACGCAGTAGGCTTCATCGTATTGCCTGACAAAACGGTTTACTCGTTGCGTTCCCGGCAGCACGAGGACGTGGATGTATCAGCCATCGCAAAGAAGTATGGCGGCGGCGGACACAAGAACGCAGCAGGGTTCTCGATTAAGAACCCGAGGAAGTCATGACAACCAAGAAAGCAGAAGGCTGCTTCGGAGTAAAGATCAAAGTGCTACCCGAGGAAGCCACAGGGAAGATGGATAAGCTTGCCCCAAGGAAGGGAATAGCTTTGCGCATGGACCGGGCATTCGTTTGCCCGGTCAGCGACGACCATCTCATCATGAGCTCGTACGAAAACATTTGCTGTATCACATGCAACAACTACTGGAGACGAAGTGATGTCAAGTGCTGAAGAGTTCTTACTCAAGGAAAACACCTACGAAGAGAAGGTGGAGATCGACGAAGCGCGGACAGTCACAGTCCGGGTATCTCGCACTCGGACGTCGGATGGCCAAGCAGCCATCTTCCTGAAGATAGGTTCGAACAAACGTATCGAGATATCGAACGATGCCACCACGTACGGGGACGCGTACATAGACGTGGCCGGTGCTATAGTCACGCTGTTAACGAGAGCATTGAACAACCCATGTGCACTTCCAAAGACCTAGCCCAGTACAAAGTCCTGTGTGAGAAGGCGCAAGCCCTCGCTATGGACTACCAGCGGGTACTGCAGATCAGGACCAAAGAGCGGGACGACCTAGCTGCCAAGGTAGGCCCAACCAACGTGATCCAGCTGACACCCACTATACTCCATAAGGAGCGGAGGGCAGCTGCGAACTCAATAATCAAAATTGCCATGAGGCGTGTGAGGCAAACGGTCGGGCACAACGCTCGCATCCACCAAGTCTTGTACGATCTACTTGATGAAGATAAAGGAAGCGTGGATATCGAACGCCCAGTTCCTCCGAAAGCTCGGGCGTAGGGCCGCACAATCATGGGGTCCACCGAGGAAGCCATATGGAAAAAGAAAATCGAACAAAGCCATACGCGGGCAAACAGATTCAGGAAATCTGGACTGAGGCCTTCGACACCGACAAGGCAGTGATGCTCTGCGGTAAAAAGGTAAACCGGCAGTTTACAAAAGCATGGTTTGAATGCGTCGATGGGCGCAAGTACCCGTTGACAGCAAAAGAACTGAAGGAGTATTACCCAGATGCCCGAATCCACAAGGAATACAGATATGACTCCACAAGAGCAAATAATACAAGGCCTGCGTCTCCAGAACTCAGGACTGGAATCTAGTATTGACATAGCGCTCGCTCATCTTGGGCAGGCAACCAAGCGCGAGGAGATTTTAACTCGGCATGTGGACAACCTCAAGGTCAAACTTCGAGCTGTTCTGGATCGCGAGAAAGACTGGGCGAAGAAGTGCGTGCATCTCAAGGACGACAATGTTGGACTTGAGTACACGCTCAAGCAACTGAAGGTCAAGTGCGAAGAGTACGAGAAAGCTCTCAAACCCAAACTGAGCTACCATATCCACGAACCGTGTGAGACGCCCTCAGTCCGCTGGGTGACGTACAGCAACTTCCTGCAGTGTATGAACTCGCTGCATAAGAGGCTGGACATCGCTGACAAAGAACTGGAGGAATACCATGTCGGAGGCCGATAAATATGAAGGGCAAGCCCTCGGGCTGACCCGCGCAGAACGTGCCGAGTCAGCGAAGGTAGCTATACTGCTCCACGATCTGGAGCGAAGATTTCACGAGATGCTATTCCCACAAGGAGCACCAAAGCATGATCACCACTGAATACAGAATAAGGATCGAGGCGCTGACCGCTGATGGCCGCGTAATTGCTGACTTCAACCAAATCATCATGCAAGATACCTTGACCAAGTCGCGTCCGCGCCAACTCATCACGATCATAGAACGGTTTGTTCGGACGTTCATTCATGGCCATACAGAAGCAGAAAGAAGGCTTGCCAAGAACATCAAGCGCCGGAAACCCAAGAAGCTGGACATGCGCACCCTTATGACAGGACTACCGGGACTACACCCATGATTAAGAAACCAATGCTCGCTAGCGCGGCACCCAAGAACGAGAACGACTACGAGATCCTCGAGGCTATGCTTCCGTACCTTGTGTCCGTGAAGCTCGATGGCATCCGCGTCCTGACTCACCCGGTACATGGACCTTGTAGCCGTGTGTTCAAGCCAATACCGAACGATCATATCCGTACACAGCTCGCCCAGTTCGCTCCAGAATATCTCGATGGGGAAGTCATGACCTACAACGATGACGGAACACAGCGCACCTTCAACGAGATCCAAGGTGACGTGATGCGGAAGTCCGGGACACCAAATTTCAAGTTCCACGTATTCGATTTCTTCCGCACTCCGGACCACGAGTTCCAGTTCCGGTACGACGAACTGTGGCGCATGGAATACGCTGAGGAGATGCCCACCTGTGTTCACATCGTGGAACACACGAAACTGACCACCATGGCCGCCATCAACGCTTTTGCCAAGCAAGCACTGCTTGATGGCTACGAAGGGGCAATGTTGCGCAGTTTGGACGGCAAATATAAGCAAGGTCGCTCCACACTGCGTCAGGGCTGGCTGGTGAAGATTAAGTTCTTTTCCGATGCCGAGGGTACGGTCATAGGCTTTGATGAGCGTACGCACAACGCCAACGAGGCAAAAAAGAACAAGATCGGAAAAACTGACCGTCCGACCAATAAAGAGAACATGATTCCGATGAATACACTCGGATCGCTCGTTCTGGACACAGAATGGGGAGAGTTGAGGGTGGGGACAGGTTTCGACGACATAACACGTCAAGGAATCTGGAATGACCGGAAGAAGTACATGGGAGCGACGGTGACGTTCACGTACCAGCCATCTGGTGCCAAGACGTTGCCTCGCTTTCCGGTCTTCAAAGGATTCAGAAAGGAGTTCGACTGATGGACGACTTATTAGAGGAACTGCTTAATAACGCCGATAGCGTAAAGATGTACAAAACTGACGACGGGCGCTATTTCATTGAGCTAACCGAAGATGGTGTAAGCATCGATCACAACGCCCATTCAATAGAGCAATGCGCTGTGGATATTCTTAACACAATTATGTTCAGGAACTAGCATGGCAGTCTTTCACGAACAGGATGAAACGCTGGCACGCAAACTGGGCTACGCTGTTATAAGGAGCCCGAGGGCTGGCGCATCGTTTGTGCGAGATGACCGTCACGTGTGGTCAACCCGCCTCGGGTGGCAGACTGCCGACCTTGACAACGGGTCGTATGTTAACCACAAGATATTCGCCAACCTACCAGACGCTTTGGAGCGACCACTATGACGGACACAAGTATAGGCCTCCGCCAAGAGATAGAGAATTTCAAGGGGCTCCTAACTCTGCAGGCAGAAATAATTGAGGACTTCCGCAGCGCCGCTCAATATGCAGTCGATGAGATCACTGAAATGCGGCCGGGTATAAAGACACAAAGAATCGTGGATATCTATTCACGGCTGAAGAAAGTATTGGAGCCACAACTATGAACGTACAAGAACACCTTTTGGTTTGTTTGGCCGAGGAGTGCGCGGAAGTAATACAGGCTACCACCAAGTTCCTGCGCTTCGGACAAATGGACATGAAACCGGGCACCAACTGCACCAACGCAAGAAAACTGTACGACGAGCTCTGTGACGTTGCGACCATCGTCAAGATGCTAAAGGACGCGCAGGCAATAGGCGGCGTGCCGAGTCCCACCATGGCAAAGGAGAATAAAGTCCTTGATCACATCGTTATTGCACGCAGAACGGGAACCATACAATGAAGACTATTATTCACGTCAATCAGCACGTTATAAAACACAACCGGATCCACGGGACGAACGACCCAGTTCTGACGGTGAAGGACTACAAACAGAACCGGAAGTGTCACACAGCGGAGATACAGGGTCCGAGCAAGATCGTGCACTCGCCACACGCGCCTTTGAAGTGTGGCGCGCGAGTCTGGATTGAAACACAGTCCGAAGTGGTCACCACGTGAGCACAAAACTGTCAGCCCGAATACTAAACGGTGAGTTCCATCAGTATGAAGATGGACAATCCTGCGACGATTCCACGGATGTGGACACGGACGCTATTGCCGCCGAAGTAGTCAAGCTCGAGGAGCTGATCGAAAGCATGGACGACGACCTGAGACACGCATGATCACACCCAAGAACCACGAGTTCACCACCCAGTATTGGGATTACGGTCACGTGACCGGGACAGCTCTGGAGGTTGAGATCCGTAACTTCAGGTGGCGTGCGGCAGCGACCGGGCCATCACATTTAGCCCAAGCCTTTCTTATGCAAAGATTCTGGCGGATGCTAGGAGCACAGTAATGACAACTATTGCCTGCAACCACCAGCTGATGGCAGGGGACACCCTGCTGACCAGCGACATCAAGTGCCACGCCCAGAAGGTATTCAAGCACAAGGGTAACTGCGTGGGCATAGCAGGCTCGTACACCGAGTGCATCATATTCGTGAACTGGTGGAAGAAGGGAGCCAAGGGCGAGGCACCGAGTATGAAGGAAGTGGAAGCCCTGATCCTTACCAGCGATGGCCGCATCCTATGTTTTGACCAACACGAATCGTTCTTCGAACTGACCGACGGCTTCGCAGCTATTGGTTCGGGCGCACAGGCAGCTCTTGGTGCGATGCACGCGGGCGCTGGCCCGGAGGACGCAGTCCTGATAGCAGGGAAGGTAGACCCCGGAACCGGGGACAAAACAACCGTAAGACGAAGGGGCAAAAAGAAATGATGTTACTCAGATATGAAGACGGCAAAGTAGCCGATTCCACGTGGGTACCTATTGGCGGCGCTGTCTGCGGACAAGGTTGCAATGCCATCCTGTTTGACGCCAAGGACTTTGAGCACATGCTCGAAGGACTGAACTCCGAGTCTGGGGTAATGAGGCAGAAGATGATCGACTACCTCTCGCACATCCAATGCCGGTTCGAGCCGAGCTCACCCCGGTTGCGCGAAGTGGTACTGACATGAAATATTTCAGCGTCTCATTCTATAGGAACTCGTGGGTTGACTCGACCACGTCCCTAATTCTGATAGCAAAGAATAAGACCCGAGCGAAGAAAGTCACCAAGGAAGCGTTCCCCAACGCCATACGGATAATCGTTACAAAACTGGAAACCCCGGTGTCATGAACGAATTCGAATCAGGAGTGCTGTGGGGATTTTGCGTCGGCGTCGGTACAGTGGTACTCCTCTACCTGAGCTTCGCATGAAGCTCTATAAAGTATGCTGGTATCAAACCCGGCACTACAACCTATGGCCTGTGGTCATAGTCCTACCCACAGACCGTGGGGTCATTATCCAACTGAAAGTATGGAACCGGCACGCCGGGATCGAAGTGGGCAGAAGCCCTGAGAATATCTTCTATGCGTGATAATCTACTGGAAAATTATCACAAATGTGACAGCAGCTATAATAGGCAGCAGCCAGTCCAGTATCCTATCAGTACTATTTAGCAAGTCTCCCGGCCCTTTGCCTTCATGCACGAGGGTCACACCACATCCCACCACGGCACTAGGAATCAACAACGGTGGTGCCACCCACAACACCACCGTCATTAAAGCTAAAACTCCAAGAGTATGCGCTCCACCCCAGCAGGTAATCCAATGATACTTGCCACTGTGCGTACACTCATCTAGTTTTTCTTTCCAACTCATATAACCACCCAATTAAACTAGGAACCGGCTTCAGTGGGGCATCAATTCTCGTACGTAAGCTCAACCATGAGCATGTCCCACGCGTAGCTGATGGTACCACCGCTGTTGTTGGTGAGCCTGAACAGGTACTTGCTGTTGGGTTTCAGTACCCACTCCTCACCCGGGGAGACGTTCATGACACCAGACGAATCGTTACCCGAGGAAACTGTTGGGACAGCCCACGTGGTGTGGATGATGTCGCCGAGGGTAGTGACAGTCGGTGCACCGTACAGCTTGACCAGCGGTTCCTTGGAACTCGTGCGGTTGACGTTAATCAAAGGCACTTCTCCACCATTTGCTGAGGTCACCGTATCCTCGTACGCAACGAAGTCCACGTCACCATCACCGGGAAACATTGTGACCTTCGTCAAATGAACCTCGTTAGCGCCAGTGACGAACAAGAAGTCAGCCGTGCCCGCGTTGAGTAGCCCAGTGTTCTTACCCGTTGAGCTAAACACCATCCCATCGTGGGTCAGCCGGTGAACCAAATCTATCATAGTCACCGCATGTGTCTTTGCGTCAAACTTTTTGACTTCCTCGTCTTCCGCCTGTTCGCCGCCTCTAAAATTGTCTACCATTACACCACCTCTCGATTATAAGTTGTCCAACACTTTGCGCCGGTCGCGCATCTTCTGCCGGAGGCTGCGCTTGTCAGCCACTTTCTTTTTCCTCGCCGCAACTTCAGCTGGGGTTACAACCTCTGCCCGTAGACCCTGAGGCTTCTTCTTGGGACGAACCCCGAACTGTGCTGCAAAATCCTCTATACTTCCCGCCATGTCTATATCCTCGCTTGTTTTGTGCCAGTTACTGTATAAGGAACAGCCCAGCACTTAGCTGCTTCAATGTCCAACCCATCTTCTGTCAGGAACACCGCACAGAACATCCAGTCCCCGTTCGCGTCGGTCTCCCAGAGCCCGTAGGCCTTCTGTAAAACGTTCTCCGGCCTGTACGCGCCACCGGATTCTGTTGCGCCAAACGCTGCCAAACTCATCAGCAACATCACGATTCCTGCTACCAAGTTCTGTATGAAGTTTTTCATCTGTTCCAAGCCCTCAGAAAGTGCGTGCCGAAGAAAAACGCTCCGACTCCCAACGTCAACAAGCCCCAAGGCGAGTCAACTGCGATCTTGTAGATATACTTGCTCCATTCCGGATCAATCTTGTACATCACCGTTGACATGAACAAGAAGAACCCTTCGAACCTTATAATAAATAGAGCGAGTGACCTGCGCGTCTTTGACCGCTCGGTTTTCTCCTGCAACGACTGATCCACGAAGTTCGCATACTTCGTTGCGAGTTCGAGGTTCGCCTTCGACTTCTCCTCGGGGGTAAACTTCTGCTCATCAATCCACGTGCCAGCGGCGCGTATAGTGTCCCGTGCAAGCTCCGCATTCTTCTCTCCGGAGCTACCCATGAACCATCCACCTATTGCTGTTAACCAACCCATATCATTCTCCGTGCAGTTCCTGTTAGATTCCGAGCCATGCGTACAAGGCTGCGCCGTATAGGATAGTGAGTGCGAGAAGCGAGAGGCCTATACCCACTGCTACTCCGACCAAAACTTTTTGCGAGCTTGTCACGCGATGCCTATCCCGGTCGGCGGGTTCGGGTTTGCTAAAGGGGCCAACACCTCAAGGGTCAACACCTCCGAATTTATTGACTCCTGCCCGATTGTGTCAACCGTCCTGAACCAGTACTTCCACATACCCGGGGATACCAGATCTACGTTGAGCGGCTCACTGAACGCGCCGTTTACCAGCGTGATGTCAATGTTCTCAATGACCGAGTCGCCCTCGTGCTGTGCGAACATGACGTACCCAGCAATCTCGCCGGGTGGCAATGGCTTGATGACGCCGTTGACATCAGGTGCTCGGTACGTTGGCGCGGTGCCACGAAATGTTTTTACTAGGCCTTCGCCCTGTCTGTATGTATTCATAATCTCTCCATGAAGTGGGTCATGCCCCACTCGGCCATTTTAGCTTTAACGTCGAAGCAAGGACACTCCTTGATCCATTCATTACGTGTGATGATACCATCCCCGTTGAGGTCTGGCGAGTAATCCCGGTGGCCTGTGATCTGGCGGATGCTCGGGAACAGCTTCTTAAGATTGATCAGCTCCGCTGCCAGAGCTGTCATTTGTGCTGACGTGAATGTGTTCTTCGGGGTGCCATCCTCTGCCAAGCCACCAACCATACAGATCCCGAGTGTGTTGAGATTATTTCCAGCGACGTGGGCACCCTGCCGGGTGTATGGGCGACCCTGAACCACGCTGCCATCAAGCAGGATGACCCTGTGGTAACCGACCATGGCAAAGCCACGCTGCTTGTGCATGGCATTAAGACTGGCCAAACTCAAGGGTCTGCCCTCGCGAGAAGCGGAGCAGTGGATGACTATACTGTGGATGTTCTCAGCGAGTTGGGGTCTCATAAGGCTGCTCCACGTGGGTCGCGTTGTCAATCTTGTCCCATACGACCATGGTGACTGTCATCCCGGCTACCAACACGACGGCAAGAATACCGGCGAACGCATACAGCGCCCGGGGTGTTACTACCTCGTGCCTGCGCGGGTGCGCCTTATCAATCTCGTTCCGCATCTCGGTGCGGGACTCGTTGATCTTCTTGCTAACCATCTCGGGAATCTTGTGGACTTCCGAGACAATTTCGTCGAGTCTCTCGTGGATACTGTTCTCCTCGTTCGCAGCGTGCTGCATAAATCCAATAGCACTTCGTTCAAAAGTTGCCTGCTGTTTTTCCAGTACAGCCACTCGCACTTCTAATCCTCTTATCTCTGCTGTTTCGGGCATCGCGCCGTCCTCGGGTTGATTATACGTCAGGTTAAATTACTATGCACCTTGAACTCTGCGACGTCTGACTTCCACTCGCCAGCCGGTAGAATTACGTGCGCTTGAATCTTCCACCTGCCGACCTGATCCAAGTCGTCGGCGAGGGTCGTATACTGTATGATGCCGTCGGAGCCATCGGTCTTGTGCACCGCTGTCTGTGTCACTGCCACCTTGTTGGGCGGGAGGAACAGTATCTCCATCGTGGTGGCCAGCTGCAGGTCAACGATCGCGTCGCCATCCTTCAGAGTGATCTCAAAGATGGTTCCGATGTCCTCTAAATGTATCTCATTAGCCGCCATATCTTACTCCTCAACTGCATCCAGTTAAACCAAAAGAACCCAGATCCCACGTGTACTGCGGGGTCTGAGTAATGTATACCGTTGCCTGCCGCCCTGTGTCCACACAGCGCAGGCTCACAACTGCTTGTTCTATGTATGATACCACAGATTCCACGGCTTTCGCTCGCTGCAGACTGAACTGTACTATCTCACCGCTCAACGCTGCGCACCACTGTTTGTATGATATACAGGCAGAATCGAGCGGCCCCGCCTGCTACCAGCCGCTTGCTGAATCTACCGAGCCCGGAGCTCGCTAGGAGCCTCCCCGGGGAACCAAGTCCGCGTGCTACGATCATGTCAGCCTGTTCCTCCGATCCGCGCCAGCACCGTTGTACAGTGTCGTTCCGGCGATGTCATCATATAAATTGGCTGTGAGCAACGGAGTTACATTGTCATCGTCGTACACAGTCATTATCCCGGTAACGGGGTCGGTCTCAGTCTTGTTCCTGAGAATCTTCTCGATCAGAATCTGCCGGGTATCGAGGGCACCAACCTCTGAGTCGATGGTATTCAGCTTCCCGTCCATGGAGTTGAGCTTCGGGATTATAAGGTTGACCACAGGCGACATTTGCGATACAGGCCACAGGATGTCCTGACCAAGGACGATAAGGGCCGCTGTGTCTACCAAGGTATCATCGAGCTTCCCGTCCATAGTGACAGTCAGAGGCTGCATAGCCGCTGTGTCTGCTAAGATGAGATCAGCGATCCCGTCGATGACACCAACCTCTGTGTCGATGGTGTCAAGCTTACCGTCCATAGTGACAGTCAGGGGCTGCATGGCCGCTGTGTCCAACAAGATGGTGTCTGCGATCCCGTCGATAACACCAACCTCTGTGTCGATGGTATCCAGCTTCCCATCCATAGTGACAGTCAGGGGCTGCATTGCCGCTGTGTCTACCAAGACAGTATCGACGACAGTATCGATGGCGTCCAGCTTCCCGTCCATGATGACAGTCAGGGGTTGCATAGCATCTGTGTCCAGCAGGATGGCGTCTACGACCCCGTCGATGGCACCAACCTCAGTGTCGATGGTGTCCAGCTTGCCGTCCATGGTGACTGTCAGAGGCTGCATCGCCGCTGTGTCTGCTAAGATGAGATCAACGTTGCCATCGATGACACCAACCTCTGTGTCAATGACACCAACCTCTGTGTCGATGGTATCGAGCTTCCCGTCCATGGTGACAGTCAGGGGCTGCATTGCCGCTGTGTCCGCCAAGATGTCATCTACGATCCCGTCGATGACACCAACCTCTGTGTCAATGACACCAACCTCTGTGTCGATGGTATCAAGCTTCCCGTCCATGGTGACAGTCAGGGGCTGCATAGCCGCTGTGTCCAACAAGATGTCGTCTACCTTGCCGAGATGCACAATGTCTTCGTGCGCGAACACACCCGTGCCCGAGTCCCATTCGATGCCCGTGGTAGTTGCATCGAGGGCTACGAGGACACCGTATGCGCCTCCACCAACTTCCACAACACCAGTAGCCGTGGCTGCAACGACTTCCGCACCCGTGTTATCGTACTGACGATACGTCGGAGTTAGCCCGGTCTTCGTGCTGCCAAAAGAAACGTCGTACCATCTTGCCATGTCAATACCCCAATGATTTTGTGTAGAATGGATACCACGACCTTATCTGGTCTGCGAGGTCGGGGTCTATAAATTCCTTCCACGAATTAACGTAGCCCTTGTCGATCTTGCCAGAGCCCTCGTGCGGGAACTTGTCGTAGTTCAGTGCGTCAACGTCCGTCGCTGTGTTGACGATGTTCTCGAAGTCATATTCAAAGTCGTCGAGCAACGCCAGTGCCTTCTCCGGGTTGTAGACAAACTCCTCATATGCGAGAACGATGACGTTCTTATGGTTCCTGCGTATGATATCTTCGACGCCGAGTACGCAGGCACCGACCAAGCCATCTGGTTCCATGAGTGACGCGCTGCGGGCGTATACCGTCTTGTATTGGGCATCGACGGTTGCATCAAACATCGGCTGCTTCCTGTGCTGCTTCTCCATCGACGCCAGTACGTCGCGCAGGTCACGCACCAGTACGATCGTCTTGGCCTCCGGGTACAGCTGTTGCAGACTCATTGTGTTGACTGTCCATAGCCGGTTCTTGTCCCACACGGTCTGCCCAAGTTCAGCCTCTGTGTCAAACGTATTCCACTCGTCAGCAAAAGCTCTGGTGGCGCTGACCATGCGCTGGTACATAGACTGGTCACCTATATAAGAGTTTTGCATATCTGGGGATATGCTCGCAGTCAGCGCTATGCCATTAACAAACGTAGCCAATGGTGACGTGTGCTGCACCTTGTACGCAGGGTTCTGCGCAAGGATGTTACATAGCAGTGTGCTTCCTGCTCTTGGTATTCCTGTAATTACGTGCATAATCATCGAGCTCCTTTTAGTCGTAAACAACTTCTACTGTTATTGAGGGATATTCCCATATTGGTGCACCACTTACTGTTGACATACTCATCTGTATGTGGTCGTTCGCGCTAAATGTGTCCACGCCCCTTGCTTGTATAGCTGACTGCGTGAATATGCCTGTTGCTGAGATGCTCCCGACAACTGTTAAAGCAACGACACCATTGATGCGAGCTTCACATTGCACCTCGTCGCCGCCTGTGAAGGTAGTTATGTTTGCTGAGCCCGCGATCCCTACGATACTGCCTGCGCGGCACTGCGGGTGACCGAGAGTCGCATCCATGACCTTGCCATTGTGCAAATCTAAATAATTGTCGTTACCGGTTAGGGCTCCAATGTTATCGGCCGCTTCGAGCACTGCACCCGTCATGTGGACAAAGTCAAGCTCGCCAGCCCCATTGGTCTTGACTACCTTGTCAACAGTGCCGTCAGCGGCTGGCAACGTCCATATTTGGTTTGCTGTTAACGCCGGTGCAACGAACCCTACATAATTAGAGCTGCCGGAATCCCACAGGCGCATGTCTAATCCATTTTTGATCCCTATACCCGTGGCAGGGTCAAGCATTATGTTCGCGCCAATCTGCATGCTTTGGTGGGTGGAGTTTGTGCCGGGGCCCCACTGGAAAGACCCATGTCCGCTGGCGACAATATCAGCGCTCTGAGCCCTACCCGATGCGAACGAGGCGAGCCCGGACGCCAGTATGTCATACCCTTCGGCGGCGTAGCCGGATGCCCATGCGGCACTAGATGAGCTCTTAATCTCCTGTCCGTCGGCCATGCCACGTGCAGCGGAACCAGCCTGACCCGCTTGGATATTACCGGCAGCTCCGTTGCAGAAGCCCGTGGCGCAGGTGCCGTGGGCGCTGGCAGATATCGTAGAGCCATTTGTTGCCTGCCCTGTGGCGTGGGAGCCTAACCCACCAGCCGAAATCAAACTGCCCGTGTCCCTTGCATAACCACCAGCGAATGTGCCGTTGGTGGTTGACATAATGCTGCCGTTCTTGGCGAAGCCAAAAGTAAATGCACCATGGCCGTTTGCCTGAATAAGCGAGTCCTTGCCCGTGGCGTTCTGGTATGCAAAACCAAACGAGAAGGAACCATTGCCCGAGGAGGTCACTCGGCAAGTGCCTGCGCCAACACCGTTCTTTAATACGTGGCCACTCGCGAATGAGCCGGAGCCGCTGGCTTGCATATGGCAAGTGCCGCCGCCCCCTGCGTTGTGCACTCGGCCAAACAGACTAGCATTGGTGGCGTATGAGGCAGTCCCGAGGTCGGTCCCGGAGAGGTTCACGGAGATTGTCTGTTTCGTAAATAAGCGGTTCCAGCGAACGGCAGCTTGGCCTAAGTCCCGTAATTCATTTGTATCAGGGTAGATAGCTCTCGCAGTGAGGTTGCCCGTCATTGCACGGGAGCCGCTTACTAGGAGATACTGGGTGTGATCGTCGTCACTCCGTCCATCCATAGAACCATGGTCAGTCGTCCCTGCGGCAACAGCTGTCATTATACTTTCCTCAGTCCAACCAGTTTTTGTAAACGGTCTGCCCGGGCAACGACTTGAGCAAAGCCCCATCTTTCAACGTTAGTATATCAGGTATGGCCGCTATTGTATCAAAGGTTGCGGTCATTCCGCCAATCCCATAGCCTCCATACTTCATGTCTGTGTGAAAGTCAATACCCTGCTGCGCGTAGCCAAGGAGCCCAGAACGCACTGCCCCATGCTTTATATAGTCGCCAGCGCCCCAATTCGACTTCCGAGGGTCGCCTTCTACCCCAAATTGGATAGTCTCCCTGATCAGGTCCGAGGCGATCATTACCGGGATGTAACCCATCAGCCAGATGAATGAGGCGTAGTTGCCTTCCATCAGCTCGTGCCCGGAGCGTTTGAGGATGCGCTCGTGGAACGTATACATGAAGCTCTTGAGATACTGGAACAGCTGGTAGTGCGGGTCGCTGCCCCAGAGGGTTCTCATGCTCGGGTTGGGCCGGAGGATAGCCTCGTCTGTGAACTGGATCAGGGCATTCCGCACCCGGTCGTCGCGTGCCACCTCTTCCTTGCTGGCTTGGCCACGCTCTGCGTGGGACAGGACTCTCAGCGTGCCGTTGCTCCGGAGCTTGATGTCATCCTTGGTGACGTTCAGCTCGTTCATCCAGCGCTGGCTGTGCTTGCCCGGGCGCTGCGTGTGCTTGACTATAAAGGACTCAGCAGCAGCGAGGCCCATCAGGCGAGTGCTGCGTGTCCATGCCTGCAGCCCAATAACCCGGAAGAAGCCGTCGTTGAAGCGGCGCAGCTTGCCGGTCAGGTGCATACCATCGAAGCGCCAGCCAAGGGCGTCAGCGACCTGTGAGTGCTCGATGAGGCCCAGCATCTCTCCCAGATCAGCCAATCCGTTCTTATTGCGCTGTGTGAACGCCCGCATGGATTGAATAGTTGCCCTCAGGCTGCTTGAGCGTACCGCTATGCCCATTACATCTGCGAGGGATGTCAGCGTACTCAGTGCGAGGTACCTCAGGTTCTGGTACACGATGGCTACGCCCATTGCCTTGTTCAGCCCTTCATTGATGGGTGAGTACTGATGCTCAGGCAGGGCCAGCCCGACCTTCTTGTTCAGCCACTCAGCCGTCTGCCGTCCATAAGTACCTAGTGATGCTCTAACATAGTTCGTGGCCAGATCGACCTGCTGCCGCGTGGCACCCTGCTCGCCCGCCTTCTGGAGCAATGAGCTCAGGCCGTTGCCGTTCTCACCAAACCGGCGCGAGAACTCTGCGTGCTTGACGCCCTGCGAGATGTACATGGACATGGTCATGCCCAGATCGTCAGACAGGAACTGCCTCATCTCCTTGGGATCCACGAACTTGAACAGCCGGGGGTTGTTGAACCGGATGCTTGGTGCCTGCCTGTCCTCACTGATGGCGAAGTCCAATCCACCCTCTGACGTGGCCTGCCCGATCAGATACTCAACTATGGTCACATCGTCGTGTATGCCGACTGGCTGGGGAACCGCTATAGGCTTGTTGTCGCTGAGCGCCTGCGGGTCATAACCCGTGAGGTTCCACTCGCCCGTCTCTTGAAGATCCTTGAATGCCTTCGACAGCGAGTCGGTGGTCACGTCGTACAGGTCGCGCAGCTCGTTGATGTGAGTCCGCACGTTGACGAACACGGCCAAGTCTTTCCGGTTCTGCGTGTACTTGTCCTGCATGAGCACTTCGCGGAACGTATCTGTGTTGTCAGATATGGCATCTTGGTTCAGTACCCAAGGGAAGTAGTCAGCGCCCAAGTCCTTGATGGACACGCCCGCTTCCTGCTGGTACTTGAGCATCTCGCGCATGAGAGTACGCACCTGCTTCACAACACGTGTGACGCCTGCCGGTGCATCCTTCAAATCCTTGGCACCATATAGATAGTCGAGAGTCTCGTCACCGAAGGCTTTGTCCTTACCCTCGAAGATGCGGCGCATGATGTTCTCATAGCGGCCAATGAACTCCTGCTTGGCATTCCACATAGTGGGGTTGCTTGACTGTTCACCCGGCTTAAGGTGGAACTGATCGGCGATCTGCACAAGGGCTGGTATCTCTGTAGCCCGCACCCTTTCGTCCACTGTGAAGAACAAGGAGCGCATGGGCTTCATGGCCAGCTCATAAGTTGGGCCAAGTGTCTTGATCACGTTGGCAGCAATCGAGTCAGGCAGAACCTTCTGTACGGAGCTGCGCTGTGACTCGGCTTCAATCGGGAACGTGTTCGTCTCCAGCTGGCGGAAGATATTCATCGAGTTTTCACTATCTGCAAGTATCCCCATAAAGTCGCGGAAGAACTTTGCGATCCTCTGGAACAAGCTGTCAGTGCGCTGGCCAAGGTCAAGCATGTTCGCTTTCCAGAGCTGGTACATATACGCAGCAGACGACATCGGATCAGACAGCGAGTCGAGTGCCTTGCGGTCATTCTGGAAGATGGTGCGCATCTGGTTCTGGATACCCTTGCTGCGGGCAGTTCGGAGTATCAGACCCTGTGCTTCCTCTGTGAGCTGCTCGCTCCACAGGAACTGGTAGAACGCACGATGCATAACGTCACCGTACGGGTCTTGGTTCTCGAGGACGGCAACGTAGCTGAACTCCTTGAGCCGTGCTGCTTCCTTAATGAAGTTCGTGTCACCCGTCAGCGTGCGGAGCAGTGTGGCTGTTGGTGCCGGTACCGGGATAGCTGCTGACGCGGCCATCATGTGCTGTGGCTCGAAGGCGAAGTCCCATGCCCGCCTGCCACCCGCTATCGAATCCAGCAGGGTGTTGACGTTGCCCGGAGTGGCTTTGCCCAGCATGCGCTTCAGCGTATCCGCAATGGCTTTGAAGAACCGCTGCATGGCTGACTTCGGGGTACTCAGGTCTGTGAACCACCGACTCACGTTGTCAGCAAACCACTCTTCATAGTCAAGCAGGTATTCCTGAACGTCCTTCTCGAGCTCATGCAGCTTGGTGTTGCGCTGCGCGTTGCCCATGGCAATCAGTAATGACTTGGGCTGCTTCTTGGTACGGAGCAACTCTTCAATCGTGGTGGTGGACTTGCTGTGCTTCTTGCGCCACGTGACATACTCTTGGAGTATGGTCTTCGCTGTTCGCGAATCAAGAGTGGCTGTGAACGAGCGGTAGACAGCATGCCCTACCTCATGGCCCATGACCTCTCTGGTCAGTGCCTTGTCCAGCCCGGGGCGCACGTACACGCCGATGCTGCCATCCTTGAGGTTGGCAGTGAACCCATGCATGGAGCCGTTCGCTATCTGTTCAACCCAACTGGGCTTGTTGTCCTTGATCAGCTCGGATATTGCCTGCTTGGAACTCAGCAGTTTGATATGCTTTGGTGCATTTATTTTGTTGGTGAGCTGCTTGAATATATCAGATGCGTACGCATTGGTAGCAGAGCCCAGCTTCGTGGCTTCTATAGGAGTGATGGTCTGGCTCTTGGCGTACTTCTTGTCCTTGACCCACGCTTTTGCTGTGTCCTTCGAAACCTTCTCGTGGCTTTTCTTTAACGTGTCGAGCTCGTCCCTGAGCCTTTCACGTTCCTTGCCGGAACTGTCGAACATGGCGTTGGCCTTCTCGGCAATCTCATCACGCCTTGCTACATAGGCCTCATCCTTCCTGTACTTCTGCGTCGGCTCTCTGGCTGGCGGAGCAGGCTGGAACGTGCGCTCTGCTGTCGGAGTAACCCGGACAGCGACCAGTACGTCAACGGCACTGAACATGGCACCGATCTGATCGCGGGTAAGGCCGGTGTTGTCCATCAGCGACTGAGGTACATCTTCCGTGTGCCTGATCTCTTTTGTTGCTCCGGGCGTTACCAGCGCGGAAGACCCACCGATACCTAGTAATTCGAATTCCTCGATCCCACGTTTACCACGTGCGGCATTCAGGGATTTGATCTGCGGCTCAGTAAGCAACACAGTTATGGGAGCGGTGTCTACATCCAAGTCGATGCTGATGCCAACCCGGTGCGCTGCTCGTTCTGTTTGTTCGAGCGCCTGCTCGGAACGAAGCACTTCCTTCTCAAGGCGAGCCACGTTCTTGGCTGCCTGATCCTTGGCTACCCCGTCCGGGAGTTTCTGAAACTCTTGGTCTGCTGAGGCCAAGCGACCGCGTGCGCCCGTCATGTCCGTACGAAGCTCTTCGAGCCGGGCCTTGGCTGCCTTGCCCTTACGGGGATTGAAGCGCTCGGCTTTGGCCGAAGCTGTTGGATCGAAGGCAATGGTCGAATCTTCAGATATGTCAGGAAGCTCTGTGATTGGATCCGAGCGCTCTCTGCGCTTGGCGAACGGTGTTCCAACTCCTAGGGACTTGATGACATCCCCAAAGGTTCTGTTGTTCTTGGTTTCGACGATCGTGTCCAAACCAACAATTTTGGCCAAGTCGCCCAAAGCTTTTTGTGACGCTGCCCGCTGCGGACCACGCTCTGCGTACTTGGCTTCTGTCTTCTTGGCTCCTTTAGCCAACCGTGTCGTTGCGTTCTGTGCGATGATCGCCTGTACTTGTTCGCGTGATGCCTGCGGCAAAGCAATCAAGCCCTGCTCGCTGGCCATGTCCAAACCCATCATGACGTCATTAGCAAGGCGAGCAGTGTCTGTTGCGCTACCCGTTTCTTCGAGCGGCTTCTCACTGGCCTTGAATACCTGCTCCTGCCGCTGGCGCTGCTTGCGTGCCTCGTTGGTCAGGTTCGATATGTTGATGACCTTGTTGCTACCGGGCACTCGAAACTGAGTCTCGGTGACATCGTAGCTGGCTTGTGCGCTGAACTGTATGGGTCTCGGCCCGCTAAGGTTAACCCCGGTGAGTGTGAAGTCAACACCCTCTGGACGGTTGGTGGCGAGGATGTTCTCGAAGTCTGCCCGGGTCTCTGCATCAATGTCTCCTGTTTTTAGTATATCGCTGATCTCGCTAAGCGCTGGCGTCTTGATGCCCTCGAAGTTCCGGAGGAACTCACCGGGCTTCTCAAAGTCGTAGATGTTCTCGAACCCGACACGCTGTGCACGGTCAAGCACGGTGCGCAGCTTCTTCATGCGGGCTGTATCTTCATTCGTGAGGCTCGCAGTTGGGATACCAAGTAAGCCAGCCAGCTCCTCGTTCTCAGCTACACCGGAGCGCTGACTGAATAAGGCCTCGCCCTCTTGGTCGATGAACTGCTGTTGCAGCTCTACGTCGTTCGGGAACTGCCGCTCTGCTTCTCTGGATACTTTGGCGTGCAGTGTCTCGCTCTGAAATGGGAGATCAACTTCTTCGCCGATGGCTGCTTCCGTCTGTGCCTCTGCGATTGCGTCGGGTGCTTTACCAAGTGCTTCGTCCAAGCGTTCACGCAACGTGCGCGATGCGACCTGCTCACCCGGCTTACCGGAAGCAAGAGCATCTGCTACACGCGAACTAATAGCTGGTGCTGCACTGGTATCGAGCTTGCCATCCTCACCGAAGGTAAACAGTCTGCCACCCTCGTCTTCAATAATGCGCTCGAGCTCTGCCCGTGCGTTGCTCATCTCACCCAACAGAGTACCGGCACCAAGTTCCTGTGCGAACTCCTGCTGCTCGCCCCGCTGTCTGGCTACGAACGGAGCGTTGAGTCGTTCGAGTCTGGACGGGATATGCGTCCGACCAATATCTTCTGGTACTAACCCAAGTCGCTCGCGGGCTTCGCCGGACAACTTGGTCTTGACTGCTGTGTCAACCGGGACGTCTGTGAAGGCCGGATTGGTATCGAACTCTGTCAGGCCGAAGGCGGCGAGGTCACCGTCTCCTTCCTCAGCAGCGATGCGCTCTGCATCGTCGAAGGCTGTTACATCGGCGCTCGGCGCAATGCCCGGGTCTTCTATAATAGCGCCATCTTCATCGAACAGCCTGCCAGCTGCACCCTTGGCGGCACCACCGACACCACCAGCAAAGCCACCACCCAATGCGCCAAGCGCACCGGCCTCAATCAAATGGGCTACGAAGTCCGGGTCTTCCTGATTTATGATAGCCCTGCGGAATCCCTCACCTACAGCTTCCTGCGCTGCTTCGGTCACAGCCTCGCGTGGTGCTTGGTCGAGGACGCCTGACACTGCACCGCGAAGGATTCCCTTCTTGCCTTTGGTGCCAAGCATCTTGAGTAAGTGGGCTTGCGGAGCGACGTCGAGCAAACCGATGATGCCACCCTGTAGGGCAGCTGCGCCGGGGCTCTCTACGCCGCCTTCTTTCAAATCTGTGAATGCGTGGCCGGTCTCTGGTACTGCTGAGCCAGCGAAGGCACCTGCCGCTGCAACACGAGCTGCGCCTGCGCGGGTGATGGCACCTGCCAGTGCACCAGCTCCGCCGGTACCAACCATGGTGACAGCACTCGGGGCAAGGACACCCAGACCGTGGGCTGCCCAATCCAAGAAGGTTGACACGTCATTGATGTCAAATACTGACTCGACCGCTGCTGCTGGGATAGCTGATGCTTCCTCGAGGTTGCGCTGCACGCCCTCGGCACCGATCTCTTGGAGTGTTTCAGAACCAGTAGCGGAACCCAATGCTTCGACGGCACCGAAGACACCCGCTTGGAGTGTTTCAGTACCACGGGATAAACCCTTCTCGAACTCGCTCGGTGCCGCGACGGGCACAGCATCAGGACCACGCTGTGCGCTGGAACGAAGCCCGGTTATAAAGCCGGGCTCGTTCTTCGATGGTGGTACGTAATCAGGATCGTTGAGATCATTCGTTCTTAATCCGGCCACGTGCAGTTCCTCTTATTAGCGTTGCAATCCCTGCGGTTGAATGTCCAAGTTAGCGCGAGCCTGATTGATCATCTGCTGCGCTATGGGCGGGAGCTCCTCAGGCTCAATGGTAAGTGTAACAGGATCCCCGGCAGAATCTCTACCCTGAAACCGGAGGTTGTCGTTACCAATGTCAAACCACTCTCCCTGCCTCTCCATCGACTCCAATATGTTCTCGCCCTTGGTAAACAGAGTGTCGGCTGTGATGTCCGCCTTCCAAGGCAGCAGCGAGCGGAACCAACCTTCGCCATACTTGGCCAAGGATGTAGCCAGAATGTACTGGCCCTTAATTGTCTGCATGTCGTTCTGCGAAAGATTCTTGGGGTCAACTCCTTCCGGCACCCAACCAGCCGCGAAGCTAGTGAACCCGCTGCCCACTTCTGCCTTCTCTTCCTCGCTCATGCGTGGGAAGCTGTCGGCCACTTCAGTGGCTGTGTTGTTGAACCGCTCAATAGAATTGGTATCCATCTTCTGGTTGAACTCTGCTTGTGCGCGGCTCTCTCCAGCGGCGGCAATCTGCATTGCCTGCAAGTCCCTCGGGGACGTGACGCCGGTATGACCAGCAGCTGCCTGCTTGGCCTGCGCCAGATTCGCTTCACGCGGAGTCATTGCACCTGAGCGTACTGCATCAAGGTACTGAGTCGGGACACCCAAACGGGTGGCGGCGAGGTCGCGGAAAGCTGCTGTGCCCTTGCGTACACGATCCAAGTCGCGAGTTGCTTCGTCTCTACGTTCCTGTGATACGGGTTCGTAGGCACCAGCTCTGCGTGACTCTTCTACGCGCTGGGCAAAGCCACTCGGGCCACCCGTTGCGCCTGTTGCATCAATGGTGCCAGTGCCTCGGTCCAGACCGCGAATATCGAACTGGCCTTCCTGCGTGCCCTGCTCCAAGAACGGTTCTTGCGTGACAGGAGCCACTGACGGCTGAGTGCCAAGCGGATCAAAGCGTTCGCCGGGTACGCCCGGGAGTTCGCCGGGATCACGTGCGCCAGCGAACGCTGGGTCCGCAGTGGTACCGGGTGCCGGGCCAATCTCCCGAAGTCCTGTTGGTTCCGTCGTCTCGTCGGTAGACAAACCTAGGGCTGCGTCGAAGGCCTCGCCTGCGAAGAACTGTCCGTTGTCTACTATGGACGGGATAATCCCGACTATGCCGTCGTAGACGCCGCGTGCCAGTTCGACAGCAACTTCGTCCATGCCTACTTCGCCAGCTCGGACAGCCTCAGCAGTATCCAAGCCACTCGTCACGAGTTCCTGAATACCTTCAATCAGGTCGATGTTGGCAGTACGGAAGTCGGTCTCATATACATTACGCAGATAGGAGCCAGCCATATCGACCAGTCCGACCACCCCGGCTACCTTGCCCAAGGTGCCAAGTGCACGAACAGCGCTTCGCTTCTGAGGGCCCTCTGGCATATCCTTTGTCAGCTCATCGACGCCCGCATCCACGGACGCAGAGGCAGCAGCTGTGCCACCACCTTTAAGGCCAGCGAAAGCAGCCTTGCCTTTGTCGATGGCTCTGTTGAATATTCCCTTACCCTTCTCCAGCCCTTTCTTGGTTGCGTCGTCAACCTTACTAATAGTGTCGTCGAGTGCTGCGGTCGCCTTGTTGACTACATCGTCACCAACGGCTGCTGGCTGCTTCACAGTTTTCTTGGCGCGTTCTACTGCGTCCGTAACTGGAGTGGGAGTGCGTGCTTCTGCACGTACGGTGGCCTGCCGGGTGGTTGCACCCTGAATGTCTTTGTTCGCTGCGGTGATTGCTTCTTTGGCCGCTGCCACGTCCGCCGGGTTCTTCGACGTGTTGATGGTACGCTGTGCCCGGCGCTTGCGTTCGTCGGCTGTGTCGATGTTGCTTTGCAGACTGTCAACCTTCTTCTGCTGGGCGTTGGACATAGGACGTTCCTCTACGTCCAGCTCGCCACCCGCTGCTCTCGCTGTGGCTGGTTCGAGGATGTCAGCTTCCCGTGCGCCGATGCGTGCGGCCTCGCGAGTATCCGCTGCGCCTGTGGCACCAACAGCCCGAAGGCCACGTTCAATGATGCCCGGCTTGCTTGCTACGTCGTCGAGCTGGCTTCCGGTGTACCCGGTGCCGCCTACTGTTGCGCGACCTGAGGTTGGCGTGGCCGGTGCTGGGCCGCGTGCGCGACTGGCTGCGGCTTCCGCGCCAGCTTCTGCTGTGATTGGTTTGAACTGTGGGGTTGCGTTGCGGTCCAAGCCCTCCACCCGTTGAACGTCACCGGCTCGTTGCGCGGCGACTGTGGCTCTGGCTTCTGGGTCGATGTCTGTAACGGGGCCGGAGAATGCACCGGTCTCTGCACTGCGTATGGGGCGCTGCGGCTGCGGGCCGACGGTTTCGTTCAGACCCTGCTGGCGCACTGCCGACCTGTGGGTCTTTTCTGATGCTGCCTGTTCTGTCTTTATTTTTACGTCCTGCTCGTCGAGCAACAGCTGCCGCGCCTCAGCCGCCTGAACGTCATTAAGCTGTTCCTTTTGGATTCTGCCAGCGCGTAGTTCGTCTAAAATGCTCATACTCAATACCCCTTAGATATCAAAGAATTTTAACAGACTTTCCTCAAATGCGCCACCATCATCGTCCTCTTTGTTTGCGCCCGCTGCGCCTCCTAAAAGCTGGGTGGAGGCGTCTGATAACCCCGACCGCTGGGAGCTGGTCAACCCGCTCTCTGTGGAAGCGCGTGCTAAATCAAGTGCTTGTTCGGCTGCGTCACCCGTGAGCTGGCCGCTCTTTACCGCTAGTTGGGTCTTCGCTGCCCCTATGTGAGCCTTACGCTGTGACCGCGTCAGCCCGCGCCGGGTAGTGATCTCCTTGGCCTGCCGGGCAAAGTCCTTGGCGAAGTCCCCATTACTGAGCAACTTCTTGGCGCTGTCAGACACGTTGGTTGTGCCACGAAGCCCTTCGGCTTTCTTCTTCCGAAGTGCCCGCATGTCCACAGATGCATCGGGGCGGCCACCTTCGATAGGCGCATTTGATCCAAGTCCTCGGCTGTTGCCCGAGAAAGTCCTGAGGGCCCCCGATGCCACCCGTTCCATAGGTGTATTCCCCTTGGGTTCAAGTGCCGCTGCCCGGGAAAGTGAGCGTCCGCGAGATTCCGTTTTGGGGGCACCGCGCCCGGAGCCAAGTACAAGTTCATCGTCTGTGCGTGCCATGCCCTTCTCCTAGTATGAGTAGTTGTTGTTGGTCGAGCAACTCGAAGAGTTCTGCGCTTGCTCGCTGATGGAAGCGGACAAGTTAACTGCTGACATGGCGGCCGCTGCGAGCTGTGCCTGTACCGTCAGGATGGTCTTGTTCTTGTCCAGTTCCAGATTCAAAGTACGAAGCACTTGCTCGATGTTCATCGAGGCTTCTGCCAGCTCGATCTGTGTTTGTGACTTCGCAGTTTCCAGAGCCAAGTCGTACTGGCGGGAGTCGGCGACAACACGCGCCTGCTCAGCACCCAGCTCTGCTGCATACATGCGGGTCTGCCCTTCATAGATACCGACGCCCGACGCAACGCGCTTGGCTTCGGCGTCGATATCGACACTGTACTTGGCAACCTTGGTCCGGAACTTCTCGAGCTTGAAGCCGTTGTTCTCGATCTCCAGCCGCTTGGCTGCGATCTGTGCTTCGTTACCGGTCTTGTATGCAGTGACCAACCCGGTGAAGGCGTCGATCTCTGTGGAGTAAATCTCAGCCTTGGCCATCTCAGCAGCAACGCGAGCTGAGTATGCTTTGACCTCGGATTCGTTTGCTCGGACCTGAGCTTCGAACGCGCCCACTCGTGCGGTGAAGGACTCAACTTGGGTCTTATCGACCTCAACGAGGGTCCGGACGCCATCCAGCTCGCCCTTGTATATCTCGATTTCGGATAACAAGGCTCCGATTCTCGCTGTATATAAATCGATGTCCTGTTGGTTGATGTCGCCGATCAGCTTCTGGCCTTCCAGCTGGGCTTTGTACAACTCGACGTTTGCCATCTCAGCTTCGATCAGGGTGCGGTGCACCTGTGTCTCTGCGATGTAGACTTGCAGTTCCACGTTGTACGCGCTGATCTGCGCGTTGTATACGCTGATGGCTGCCTCCACCGTGTACTTGGCAGTTTCGTATGCGAGCTGCATCTCCTGCATATGCAGGTTGAGGTACTGGCCCTCGAATGCAATGCCTTGAGAGACAGCGAACCGCATGTTCTCGACTTCCATCTTGGCCTGCTCGATGGCAATGTCGCGGGACAGCTGGTTGCTCGCATCTTGGTTGTCCTGACGGACACCCTGAATGTTCTTGTCGAGTACGCCGCCGGGTAACGAGAACCCTCTGCTTGCCCACTCGTCGGTTACTTCTGCTATTGCCTTGGCTGCCGTCTTGTCTTCGCGACCGCGTGCCTTCTCCCACAGTGCGTTCCAGATGGCTGCCGGTAACCCGGTGCCGCCTGCAAGCATTTCCTGAATGCGAGATACCAGCGTAGGCATCTGTGTGGTGTAGTCCTCGTACTCGAAGTCAAACGTGTTGCCCGGTGACACCGCTGTGTTTACTGGAAGCGTCCCAGTGAACGTCGGTAACGACACTGTAGGAACAGATGGTAAGGTCAGGCTCTGTAGAGTCGGTTCGGTTGGTAGCGTGATGACCGGTGCGTCGGGGATCGTAACTACCGACGCGGTGGGTGCGTCATTAGGCACCTCGGCGTCGAGCTGGGCCGGTGCGTTCGGTAAAGTGATCGTGGGTGCGACGGCTGTGTTTTCCGGAGCATCGTCGAACGACGGGAGCACCACATTTTGTACGTCCACATCGCCGGGGCTGGAAACTGAGCCGAACGTGATGTTCGGGTCGGTCGGTGCAATGGGCTTGGCGAACGGAACGCCCAACTCTGCCGGGACGGAGAAGTCGATGTTGGTCAGGACCGGGGTGATCTCCAGCTCCTGAATGTCAGTAAAGAACTCCTCGGTCGCATCCAACGCGTCCTGCGCATACGAGCCCCACTTTGTCCAACCTGCGTTTACAATATCGCCAGCAATGTGCTGGACTAAGCTACATGTGCCTGTTGGGTTGTTCGCCATTCCTACACCCTCCGTTTAAGGATCATCGGGTACAGCTGCAACGAGTCGATATCGAAGTCTGCACCCAGCTTGTTAATTAGTTCGAACTGCCAATATGTGGCCTTTATACCTCTGCCCAGCTGAATGCGGGCTGCCACATGGGCATCCGCAGTTCTTGGTGTCAGCTCATACCAGCGCTCGGTCTTGACGCCGCCGGAGGTGCTGATTGTCTTCATAATCATTCCACCATCGCTAGTATACCCTAAATATGCTCTGGGTACCCGTTTGAACACGTTGGTGCCAAAGTTGGTCATGCTCGTGCGGATCACCGCGTCAATGTCCGTGCCAGCGTCGTCGTCACCGGTCAGCTTGAATATGTCCGTGTCCGAGGCACCGAGGTAGTCCGCGCCTAGCTTGCCGAAGGAGTTGAATGGATAATTAGTATATTCTGATATACCCAAGGTCTCCGTATTCAGCACGATGGCTGAGAATACGCCATCCGGTAATACGATCGTGCCGCCAAAAACTGCGTCGTCTGTAAGAGCTGCTTGGAGGCGCTGGGAGATGTTGGTGGTGTCTGTACCTACCAATTCATCAGAAATTAGTAGGCTCAGGCGGCGGGTGCCCGCGAGCGCATCTGCCATCACAGCTGCTTCTATGTTTTCCGCCACGGCCCGGTACAGAGCCACATCGGCGTCGGTAATGTTGACACTCTCGGTGGCTGCTAACTCGAAGAAGCGTGCAGCCACATCTTGCAGGATCAGGGCTTCGGTAACGATGCTGACAGCTTTGTATATGTTAGAAACGATTCCAGCCGTCACAAGCGCTTCGGCAAGGACTGCGCTCTTTCTTGCATAAACTGAGGCGGGGTCTGTGAGGCTGACCGAATCGGCCACCAACTGATCCCACGTGAGCCTAATTACTTCGGCTAGGCTGAGGGTGTCCATGATGTTGCCCTGCAGCACCATGTTACCGGCCCATGCCTCGTTCATGGCTAAGCCTTCCAAGATTCCCTTGGCGGCTGCGCTGGCGACCGTGTCTGCGGCATTGACTGCCTCAATTACCTCCGCGACTAAGTTCAGCTTTTCAATAATAGTCGTATCGGCATTAAACGCATCGATGATATATGCAAGTTGCCCGGGGCTGCTGTCAAACAGGATAGACTCTATGCACACCTTGGCGACTTCTGTGATCAATACCTCGGCAAGCTCCATCGAGTCTGTAGAGGCCGCCTCGAAGATGAAGGTACCGAACGCTGAGTCAGTCGTGGCTGCGGAGTCCACCACTTCTACGAATACTAGGCCCGCGCCCTCCGCATATATATCCAGCACGTCCTGATCAGATAGCAGTTCTCGCACGAAGAAGATCTCATCCAGCGTGCCATTGAAGTAGTCCTTGGTGTTTTTATGGTCGGCAGCAAAGCTCAACGTTTGGGTGTGGCTGCTGGCGACGGAGACAAAGTTCATCTGTACACTAAATGCTACTTCAACTCCGTCAATGTAGATATGCAACATCGAGGCATCGGAGCCGATGGCATCGTTCGTGCAACAGACGTTGTGCGGTAGCCCATCATTTACTGGAGACTCCGTGGTGGTTATCCTGACGGCATTGGTGGTGAAGTTGGCACCAATCCACCACTCAATGTAACCACCCGCTGTAATAAAGATGGAGTAGCCCTTTTGGTCTGAAGTATTTTGCTTTTTGGATATGAGCCCCGCGTACGAGCTACTCGTTGTCTGGATCCAGAAATTCCACGATACGGCATTGGAGTATGAAGTGTCGTGGAAGTCACCAATGTTGACGTACTCAGATTGCGCCGCCCTAAAATTAACAGAAGGGTCAGAGCCATCGTCGCCTTTGGTCAGCGATGTCTGGTTTAGGAGGGGTGTGTTGCCATAGGTGCCGTTGCGACTGTCTGCCCCTCTGTCTACCGCACTGGTGCCTACGGTTTCCCCCAAGCGCCAATAACTATCGGGGAGGTACGCGTCTATAAAATCGGAATATGAGCTCATTGCATTTATCCTATGAAGTATGGCATACCAGAGAATAGCACAGCCACCTTGACTATATCATCCGGGAAGCCGTCTGCTGTATGTTTACGATCTGTCATTGCGATATTTGGCATAGAAAATATGTACTTGCCCGAGAATGTATCAAAACATGATACCACACTTTGATACCCAAAAGAAGCGCTGCTTTCCCCAAATGGGTCGCTGTCGTTGACAATCTCGTCTTCTGAAAAGGCGATGCTGCCCCCGTTTGGCAGGGAACATCCGCCCACGTAGGTGTTGTTGTCCTCGCTGTAGGGATCTTGGTCGGCCGGAGTACTTATGTAGACATCGAGTGTCGGAGAGCCAAAACAATCCAGATTCTCGACTGGAGAACAAGCGGGGTATATATCGAGCATTCTTGTAAACGAGGAGACAGTTTTTGCCAAGTAATATTCCGGCGCAGTCTCTAGTTCTGGGTGCTGCGAACCATCTGTCCCAAAGATTGCCCAGCCGCAGCCCGCATACGTACAGTCATCACCCAAGGCACCACCGCGCCCATTTTGCCTTACGGGTGCCCCGCGCTCGTATGCGAAGGTGTGCGGGTGTTGTACCTTCCCGGTGGTTATAGTTGTGTTCAGGTTCTTGTAGTGGTAAAACGCCAAGCGCTCGAAGCTAGGTACTATGAGCACGCTCTTAGTGGAGCCACTGAAAGACCCTTCTTTTCGTTCATAGTAGTGTTCATCTATGTTCAGCCACGCGTCGGTTGTGAGCCCCGATTCGAGCAGTACGTTCAAGGAGAAAGATTCGTTATACCATATAGATTGATCCTTGTAGCCGAATGCGTGTACCTGTGCCCATTTCACGGCATAGCCTGTATATACATTATAACTATCGGGCGTTGTTATCTTCGTGTTGAACCCATGCTTGCATCCCCACGTGCCGGTGCCTGATTCACCAGTGCTACAGGCTTTGTAGTGGAAGTTCGTTGGTTGCCAAGTTGTAGCTTGCCGACACGCTACCGTCTCTGTCCACGTAAGCGGGAACGCGGAACCACCGTTCTTCGTTGCTGCTGTCCCGTCTACCCACTCATAGTCGCACTGTACAAGGTCGCCGTTGAGGTCGTAGTATGCGTAGATTGGGGCGGTGTAGCTGGCGCTGGGTTGTGTTCCCTTGAGCCCGTTCTCCCCTTTCCAAAAATACACAGTCTCCAATGTTCCGTCGGGGTTTGGAAACTTAACGTGGTCAAACGAGCTGTCCATCAGAAACGGTTGATCGCCGCTACCACTTACTGACGCAGAGAATGCGGTGGGGTTGAGTGTTACCGTGAGCAGATTTGCTTTGTAGTTGACAGCGAGGCCACCACCCCCCGGAGTATTCCATGCCATGCCAACGATGACTGCGCTGGTGCCCGCTGGGTTGAACGACCAGCCATAGTCACCATATGCTCCATACTCGGAGGTGGCGGATAAATACGAGGCTGCCGATAGTAACACAAACGTTACCGCATTGATGGGCGGGCGCTCGGCGTCCGAGAGTGCATCCCACTCTGCTTTTGTGTACACAGGCTTGGTGCTGTCGAAGGAAGTCTGCAGTGCCATGAACCCTGCTTCTTCTATCTCGGGTGGGATCTCACCGGGCTTGAGGTCGGCGGCCTCCTCAAACTTCGCGCCACTGTAGTCCATCATGATCTGCATGACCACACCGTTGGTGGCCGAGATCTGATACAGCCATATGCGGGTGGTGTCCTCGTCCAAAGTCTCGAGGTGTATGCCGTTAGAGTTGCTCGCAGAGTAAGAGAATTGGGGCAGGAGCCCATAACCCAGCTGCATCTGTACCAGCTCGCGGAGCTTACCAGAGTACTTGCCGGGATGGATTGATGTCGCGGACACCACGGGGCCAGTGTCCTTGAACCAAGGAGCTTCCTCTTTGGATTCCTCGTCTTCCGGGTCGTAGGTGTAGTCATTCTGCATCCACCTGTTTGGCGGCATGAACGCCGGGAGGAGTCTGTCGGCGGCTCCGTCCACGGAGGCTCCGAGGCCAGCGGGTGTTGCGGAGTCACTGTTGTAAAGCTCATAACCAGATGGGTACCAGCGCAGGTAGTGCAGCAGGCTATGTGATTGGAAAGTTGGTTCCCAGAGCCCGCTGTAGATATCCGCCTTGCCGCCCACTTCCTCTTCCTCTTCGAAGGGCACAGTAATGTCAACTATGTCGTAGCCGGGGAGGGAGGACAGCATGTACTTGGTGTCACCGTGTCTGACGCGCTGCACAGGGTTGGCGTAGTTACCAAGCTCCTCGTTGCGGTGCTTCATCTGCTCCAGCAGCTTGGTGGCGACCCTACGTAACGGGGCTGTTGCCCCCGGGCGTCCGTTCGTCCTGTAATATGTGGGTTTCCATTTAGCCATAGTAGTCCGATAGGTTGGTATCCAAGATGGCGACCAACTGTGCGTCCGTGGCGTTATGGATATCTTCAAGCCCAGCGAACAAGTTATCAAGCTGCTTGTTGTATTCAGATACTGAGTCCTTCACAAGGCGCTTGATCTTGTCACACGGCACTGTAACTTTTACTTCCTTGTGTCCGAGCGTCTGTGCCATGCAGGTGTAGTCCGCCTCGGCAACTATGCAATTCAGCCTATGCCTTTGTTCGAAATGTGTGTTCGGGAAACTGTACGTTGTGTCCCCCATTACGTCGGAGTAAAAGGGCAGGGTAATGTAGAACCCAAACATCTGGTACAACATTTTGATGGTGTGCTTGGTGCTGGGTTTGTAATTCCCGCCGCCAGCAGGCAGCTTCAAGACGAGTTCCTTCTCAGGGAGGAACAGCAATCTGTATTCCGCGACGACTACCGTGGTGTCCTCTTTGACCGGGTACCAGCGATACTTGGCTAACTCTTTTCTTTGGAGGTGACAGAACCCATTGACATTGCCCCAGATTTGGGGCAATGCCATCGGGCCTTCCAGAATACCACCAGTCTTTGGATCGACGCGGCAATACTCTGTCTGATGCTGTGCGGGCATCAGAGGGGATTACGTGCTTGTGGCGTTGATGGTGTAAGTCACTAACAGCTCGTCAAGATCAACGAGTGGGCGACTTGAACCGAACAACGAACCAGCCAGCAAAATACCGGCGGTGTCACCGAAAGCACTTGTCGAGATCAGCCATGCGCCATAAATGGTCATGGTAACTGCACTCGTATACGATGCCTTGCTCGCGGAGTTGGTGAGCGACTCAGCAGTAGACTCGGCCTCCACGTATGTCTCGCGAACGGTTTCAGCTACATCCGAACCCACGATCTCGGTGGTGGCAGACGATACCGTGGCACCCGTGGTTCCAGCAACAACGGCGACGTTCGCCTTGTGGATACCGACGTACCATGGATCAACTGGAGTCTCACCGTGGAGAACTGCGTTCAGAATGTGGTTCAGGCCTTCGTCACAGATAATGTTTGGGCCTTCCTCATATGCCTGAGTAGTCACGCCACCATGGCGAACCTCAGAGCCAAATACTCCACCAACAAGCAGCTTCTGTCTCGGCAGGTACAGCTCATTATCTTCGTTAAATTCATACGCGCCATTGCGTATGTCCCGGGCAGCCCCTTTGCGCTGCAGTTCATTCATACCTTTAATCATTTCTATTACCTCTTAAGTTTAAGTTAATACAACCCCGTTGCGACGAACCTCAGCAGTTGCTGTGTCCACCGCGCCAAACCCTGCTCTATCGCCCTTATTGGTTAAGGCTGTAATCAACTGTCGTGTGTCGCCCTCTTCGCGCAGCAGGGTGGCACCGTTTCCATATTCCGATACAGCAATCCTATCCTCAGTGACCGGCTTGATCGTACCACCCGGGAACCCGAACACGGCTCCGGCAGATGAGAACCAATAGGCCACGTACTCTGGTACGTCCTCAGCATCGGTCCCGGCCAATAGGTCGTTGTCCGCTTTGAGAACCTTGGGAGGCACGGACATGCCGGTACCTTCCACTGCCCCCTCATGATACACCACCTTCTGCGTCATGTCTTTAGGATTCGTGCCCTGCAGGAAATAGGTCTTCTCGCCCGAAACCACGAAGATTCCATCATCTACGGGCTGCACTATCGTAATCTTGCCCGGAAACCGGAAGTACGTGTGCCGTGGGTCAAAGAGCCCATATCTCAGGGATGGGGTAAAGACGAGGAGATCGCCAACAGCCATCCACATGCGACCCTTGAAGTGCCGAATGATGTGGCCTGCGGGAACCTCCTCCATAAACTGGGTTTCCAGCATCCTGCTGAAATTGATTGTGCTCTGTACCGTGGTGCTTGCCGTGCCCATAGGGACGTTCTTTACCAGATACAGTACGTCGCCGTTTGCCGGGCTGACGTAGATATTACAGGAATCCGCGCTGCTCTGCGGGATGTCCGAAATTAGAATGCCCCCACTGCTGGGAAGGGTAAGCAAGGCTGCACGACCCGTACCTGACTCCTCCCCAGCCGCAGAGACATAAGTTATAGCAACCTGATACGTTCCCGCATCGAGTCCACCAGCCGCTGTTACGGCTAGGTTAGGCTGCCCCACCGGAGCTTCCACGCCCCATTCAGCGTTAACGGCGTCCTCTGTGATCACCCCCTTTTGGCTTCCGTTTGCATAGTACACACGCCCGTCCACTTCCGCATAGCTGAGTCCTACGGCTGGGTCGAGCCCCGTCCTTACAGATGTAGCGGTGAAATTAGGTAACAACTGCTTGAGCTCTGTGCCCTCGCAGAAGAAAGAGTGCTGCTTTGTGCTGACGAGGCTGTGGATACCAGCCCCGGAGTAAACTGATGTGAAGCCCCTACGACGGCTGGGCTTGCCTGTGTTGGTCAGATCGACATTCAGTAGCTCACGTGCTGAGCCTTCCGGCATGTCGGTTTCCTTCGCCACGGTATTCTTACCGAGCGGAAAGGTGAGTTCAACAAGATCCTTCTCCCTGATTTGCTTGGTCACCGGAGGCCTCTCACGACACCGCTTGGAATGCGACGTGCTTTACGACGACGCCTCTCTGCGAGGATGCGCTTGACCTCTGCCGGGGAGTTCATCGGGGTGCCTCTTGTAGCATCTCCCAGCTCGCGCGGCTGGAGCAGTGCTGCGGCCCCGAGTGCTATTGGCGATACCCGGAGTGCTTTGCCTATGCCGCTCACTGCTCGTGGAACTGCCTGAGCTCGCCTAGGGGCGGCCGCACGCCTTGGGCGAGCCGTAGTGATGCGCTGGGGGTTTACTCGTCTGTCGGGGAAGCCCTGTGAGGCCAGCACCCGTTTCGGGAAGCTCTGTCTGCGTTCGGCACCGGCTGCACCGGCCCGGAACTCGGGGTCGCGGGCTACCAGTTGTTCGACACGTTTGAAATTCCTGTCGAACCGAGCTTTCGGGCCGAGCGTTCGTTCCAGTCCTCTGCCGTATGGTACCTTCTTCTTGGCCATTACAACCCCGCGTAAGCTACTACCTGCGGCCCTCGGTTGAGCCGCTTGAACATCCTGTCAATCCTAAGTATTGCCCCTTCCCAACGATCCTCGTGGTAAGCGGCCTTGTTCAAATCCTGTGAATCTACGTCATCCTTCATGTAGGCCAAGTTCTTCGCCCTGTGCAGAAGGTCACGCCTGTATTTGTTCGGTACTTCCATGTTCGTGGATTGCGGCAGCCTGTACACATGCAGCTCGATGTTCTCGATCTCAACGGGCTCCGGTACCAGCTTCACCGTGTCAACCTCGTAGTCAGTCACGATGTACTTCGGTTCCCCGACCATGCCTTCCCAGTCGGTGATTGTCAGCTCGTAGCTGGTGGGCTGGTAGCGCCTCAGCAACTCCTTCACCGATACTGCTTCCAAAGTACGTCCACCAGCAACCTTGCCCCGGCGGATCTTGGTAATCTCATCATCAAGCGCGTAGAGGGAGTTACCCGCTACAGTCGCGATGTTGTATGAGGTGGCGTCGAATAGAATGTCTACTCGCTCGCACAATTCGTTCTGTGCTTCGGCCAGCCAGTCTTTGATCTCACTGTCCAGCCATAATGAATCGGAGTCATCCCCGTCACCGGGGAGCTCCGGATCGCTCATATCAGAGCGAAATATTGCGACAAGATTGTCGGCACTAAGCGGCATTGGCAATGCTCTGCATCACTTTCTTCCACACGGTATCGACTTCCTTCCGGTCGAGATCGTAACCGACCATCTCTACCACTACTGACAGCTTCGGCTTGCCGCCGGGAGTAAACTTGTCAGGGTCGTTTTCCTTCGCGACCTCGTGCATGGCATCGTACAACTTCTGCTCACGTTCGAAACCCAGATCAGGAGTCTTCAGTTCTGGTTTCTCGTCCACAAGGATCTTCTGGTCTTCCTTGTTGGCGAACACGGCACCGATAGCAATTGCTTCGTCGATGGCGGGGTACGGCACTCGGACCTGTTCGTTTGCTACGAACTGGATCGCGTGGCCGAATTTTGAATGTAAGACGAAGTCTCTGGGCATGTACATCATTTGTGCGCTCATTGTGCAGTTCCTCTTTGTTGGTGGTACTTATAAAAAGGAGCCCCGGGTGGGGCTCCCTTCATTACTTACGAGAGCAGATCAGTCTGCGTTCTCGTCCGAACGGCCTTGGACGTAGTACTCTACTTCCACCGCGCCGGAGCCTACGGTACTGTCAGCCACGTCGTTCTTAACCGTGACGACTGCAGGTTCAGGCAGTGCGATGCCAGTAACAATCGGCGTGGAGAACCGGCCGACAGCGGTAGCTGCCTGCGTGGAGTCCAGCACAACTGCTGCTGTCAAGTCCGCACCATCGAGGTCAAGAACCTCAACGGTAAGGGTTGGAGTGGTGCCGTCAAACAGAACGTCAACAATCAAGTGACAGTCCGTGATAACAGCGCCTTCGGGCAGACCGACTACGGCTACGTCAGCAGACGCGGCACCCAGTACAGCCTGTGTGAACGTACCTCGGGCGACCATCTTGCGCTGGGCACCGTCGGAACGGATGTTGTTGGTGTTTGGAACGAAAGCCATGATGTCATTCCTCCTTAGTTGGTTGCCACATCGAGGCAGATTACGCCGAAGTCTTCAACAACCCCGGAACCCATGCCGCCGGTCAACTTGCCTTCGAACTGAGGCTTCAAGAAGCCACAAATCTTGCCAGTTGAAATAGCGTTCACGTTCTCGAAATCGCGATCTTCTTCGACCCAAGTTGGTGTGCCAATATCGGCGAAGCCCATTGCCTGAGCGCCACAGAACAGAACACGACAACCATGAACGGTACCGTCATTCTTCCAGCGTGAACCAGAAGCGAGACCCTTCGTGTTGTACACGTGACGGTATTCAGAGATGGCGATGCCATCTACATAGACCGTGTCGGTGCCCTTGAAGAGCTCGTTACCCGCGCCGCGCTTGCCAGCATCCCGCTGCATCTGAATGAAATCAGAGTCAGTTTTCAGCGAGGCCATTGCAGTCGGAGTGACGAATGCGTGGTAGAAGTCAACACCATCCTTGGTACGGATGGGGCGAACATACATTTCTTTCGCCATTGCCTTCAGGTTAACCAGTGCCTGCCAGCTGAGGCCAGAGTTCGCAACCGTAAAGGTAGCGTCACTGTTCAGCTTGGTCAGCGAGATGTGACCCTTGGTTACAGCGTTATCGACTGTGAACAGACGATTGCTGGTAGGGGCAACAACATCAGCTGCGAACTCAAGCAGTGCGAGGTCAGAACCGACACGAGCTGCACCGTTTGTGTGACTTGCATACGAAACACCCGACAGGGTTAAGAAACCCATCTGGTCGTAGCGGTCAGACAGCCAGTAGGCCAGCTTGTTGCGAGACTGTTCGCGGAAGTTGATGATGGTACGCTGATCGGCCATGCGACCGGTGTTCCGGTTTGCGTGGCGAAGCTGATCGATCTGGATGACCTGCTCTTCGGAAGTCAATGCTTCCTCGTAACCGGCCAGCTGACGATCTCCGGCACGACCGTCGCCTTCGAGGTCGTTAACCAGCGTAATGACGGCGCGAGCACCCTTCTCATCTTTCTTCAGCTCAGTGATGCGCTGGATGAGTGAATCCTCAGAGTCGCCGGTGAACTTGTTCAGAAAAGACATGTTGCGAGCCTTGTTCCAAAAGTCCATAGACCAAACCTTTTTTTCGTGGCTGGTCAGATTGGCAAAATTTGTAGCGGACATATTATAGTCCCTCCTGTAAATTATCGCATAATGCCACGTACAGTGGCTCGGATTGTTTCTACAACGTAGTTACGTATCGTGTAACAATTCGAGATGCGACTCTTTTCAGGCTGTTACGATGGGCCCCGCTGTATCGCTCACGGCTTCGATATATTGAATTCTAAGCCGTGAGCGAGTCCTTGTCAAGCGGTTTAGGCCGGTATGTCGCCCCGCATCCGTTTCAGAGTAGCCTCGGGTAGAGCAGCGATATCCTCGTACGACAGTTTATCGACGTTGATGGTATCCTGCAGGCCAGCTGAGTCTGAGTCGTCACCCGTACCCTTGGCGTCTGCCGGGGTTTTGTTGGCGGCGTCGGTGGCCTTCTTCAGCCCTGTCCTGCGGAGTTCATCTTCCTTTTTGGCCTTGGCATCCGGGTCGGCGTCGTCCTCAGGGGCGTCCATTGCCTTCTTCGGCAGGACGAAGTCCATGGCGCGGAGCAGAGCCTGCGTGGCGCTGTACCTGCCAGTGGCAACAAACCCGTTGCGCAGTTCCTGTACCTTGTCCACAACTTCCTGTGAGTAGCCCTTAGAGTCCGGATTGAACTCGTCGTGGGTGGCTTCGATATGATCGATGGCCATGTCCAGACGAACCTGCTCCCGGGCGGCGTCGGTGGTGCTGTCCGAGGACTCGTCCATATCCATCTGCCAGAGTTCCCGCTCCTTGGTACGGACCTCACCGCGCAGTGCTGCGGCCTCATCCATCTTGTCGTCGGAGATGGCTTTGTTGATCGCCTTGTCCAGCTCGGTCAACTCGGTCTCGATTACGCCACGGGCGTCATCGTTCGTAGCGGCCTTGGCGTCAGCAGCCTTGTCCCGGTCAATCTGGTCGAGCCGGTCCTGCAGTGCCTTGTTCTGACGGTTCTTGGCATCGAAGCGAGCCTTTGGAATCATCGTCTCCTTCTTGCCCTCCTTGGCAGCATCGGCTTTGGCGTCGGTGTCATCATCGGCTTTCGCGTCAGTGTCCGCGTCCTTGTCCGCGTCCTTGTCCGCGTCCTTGTCCGCGTCCTTGTCCGCCTTTTTGTCGTCGTCAGCCTTGTCCTCATCGGCTTTCTTGGCGTCAGCCTTGGCTTCGTCGTCCGCTATTTTGTCCGCTTCTGCCTTGTCGTCGATTTCCTTCTGTTCAGCGTCGGTGCGGTGGAGGTTCTCCCTCACCCCGTCTTCATCCTCAGGGTTATCGCCACGTGCAGCAGCAACGGCTTTGGGATTGTCCCAATCGATATCATCATCATGTTTAGCCATTATTTAGCTCCTTCCTTCGGTTTGCCAGACGATTCTGACGCCCCCTTACTTGATTCCTTTGCTTTCGCCTTATCGGCGGCAGCCTTCTCTTTCGAGTCTATTGCCTTTTGCTTCGCATCCCGTGCGGAGGCGATAGCCTCGTTCCGTATGGATAGCTCACTGAGGCGAATCTCCTCGCGCTTGAGTACCAGTTTCTCGCGCTCGATTTCCAGCTTCTTGTCGATCTCGTACTTGTCGAGGCTGAGCTTGGCGATCTGCTCGACCCGGTCGGCCTCGGCCTCTACCAAGCGGATGTCGTCATCAGCAGCCTTGCCTTCCGCCCCGTTGGGATCCTCGAGCGCGGTCTGCTGAGCCCGAATAAGCGTAAGAGCAGCCTCGGCCTCGGTCTTCTTCTGCTCGGCAGCAGACTTGCGGTTCTCGAGACGCTTGGCTTCCACTTCGAGCTCGGCGAGTTCTGACTGCAATGCTGCTTCTTCCTCTGTTGGCTCACCAGAAATCTCCTTGGCGATTTCGTGCTTGCGAGCGAGGTGTGAGTTCTCAACGAGAATCTCGTCCTTGATGTCAACGCCGAGTTCGCGCAGCTGAACTGCTTGGTCAAACTGGCTTTCCTCGAAGGTCTCGCGGGCTGGTATGGACGATACTGTGACCTCATACTCGCCTACTGTCAAGTCCCGGGCTACCTTACCCTCCGGAGTTACCTCGTTCAGGGAGATGACTTCATCGTCCTGACCGGGGTTGTTGCCCGTTATATGTAATATGCGGGGTTCCACGTAGAAGGTCTGCACCATGCTCAGCACCCGCTTGGCCAGAAGCCTGCGCGTGTAGTTCAGGTTGTCGAACACCTTGGTGTAGTTCGTGCTGCCCTGTGCCTGCTTGGCTTGGATGGCCTTGGCCGCCACGTCTGCCCGATCAAATCCTCGCATGCTGTCAGAAGCCATGGAGATTTCTTTCAGGTCGGTCGCAGCGTTGAAGCTGATCCGATCCATACCCGTTGGTACGGTGTTGGGCGTGATCTTCTCCATGTCGTTGACGTCGCTGAGCTCGGCGATGAGGCCGGTCTCTGCACCACGTTCCTCAAGATCCTCGATGCTCATGTTCTGGAGCGTACCGGTCTTGACCTTCCAGCCGCTGTTGGCTGTGGTGTTGACGATATGCAGTTCCTGTGAGCGAACCTTGTTGTAGAGCTCCTGCGGGTCGATCATGTTCTCCACCAGCCCAATGGTGCGGCCCCGGCGGAAAAACGGGAAGAACGGTATGACCGTGAAGTATTGGTACGGGCTCTGCTCGTCGTGGACCATCTGGTCGTCCACGGTGACCCGCCAGTCGATTACCTCGGCGTTCCGGGTCATCACCTGCACGTTGAACTCCTGCATGATGAGCTGAATCTTCTCGCGGGGCATGCCCTCGGGGATAATCCGGGTCTCGCCGCTGACCATGTCAACGAAGTGCTCCATGCGCCGGATGGTCTTGAACTGGCGCTCGAGTTGACGCCACCTACGGGCGAATTTCTGGCTGCTATCCGGGTACCGGCGGGACTCGCCGCCGAAGGTGTCGGGGCGCGTGTCCATGAAGTCGTACCCAAGGTACTGTCCGCTGGACGATTTGCCTGTCAGCTCCTGCGCTGCCGCTTTGCCGTACAGCATGATGATGTCACTCTCGCTCAGCCACTTGCTGGTAATGACGTCTTTCCACTGGTCAGGGTCATATGCCTCGGCGTCTGGGTCGATGACCACGTTGCGCGGGTTGGCCAGATTGATGTCAACCTCGCCAAAAATGTTTGTGTCCCAATTCATCCGGGCATCCAAGAAGCCCCGGCTGGTGATGATCCCGTCGGCGAACAACTCCGATTCGGTCCAATGCATCTCGTTGGCGTTGTTGATCTGGACGGTCAGGCGGCCCAGCACGTCGGCTGTCTCCTGCGATCCGTTCTTGATAGCCTTGTAGCCGATGTCGGCTTGGTTGTTCAGGTGCTCGCCGAAGATGGCGGCACAGGACGGGAGGATCTTGTTGAAGGTGAGTGCCGGCCTACGCACCCGGGCCAGCTTCGCCTTGGCTTCCGCGTCCCATTGCTTGCCCTCGAAGAAATCCTCGCACATTCGGGCTTTGACGGAGTATTCTGTGTGACCGTTGTCCCGTCCGTAGACATACCGGTCTAGCTGTTCCTGCACTTGCGAATAATCACTTGCCATTTCAATCCTCCATTAAGCGGTTAAGTGGTTCTCACTCTTCCGCGTCGCTTTCAGTTTATCCCGCCAAGAGTCGGGTTTCTTGCCTGCCCGTGTGCGACGAGGAGGCGATTTCTCTGCGACCATGCGGATGAGCCATGCAAGCGCATCGACTTGGTCATCGTGAGCACCACCCGGAAAGCGGAGGAGCTCGTTCGTAAAAGTAGAGACCCAAGGCTGGTTGCTAGGGAGCAGCACACGCCCTTGTTGCATCCAACCTTGAGCCGGTCTTGCCCGTGCAGTCTTGTCTGTTACCGGCTTCAACGTCTCGTCCAGCGTTGGGTACCAGTGCTTCTCCTTCATCAGCTTCCTCAAATTCGGCATAACCGACATCTGAATCTGCCCCTGCTCAATTCCTATGGCCGCCAGTTGGCGCTTATATGGCTCCGAAGTGCCCATTATAAGCTCTGCGACCTCATCTGTCCTGACCCGTACGACATGGATGATATGCATTATGTCGTCGAAGTCATGAGCACCAACTATTCCTACAGTATAATCGTTTGTGTGCTTTTGGCCAATAGCTAAGTCCCAAGCTATGTAAATATTCCAATTTGTGTAGTCTGGAACGACCGGTTCGTACCGGAACATGTCCTCTTTGAAGAATATACCAGAATCCGGGACAGGATTCTGCTGATATAGCGCACTCCAGATGCGAGGTTGCGAACTTTTGCGCTTCCTACGGTAAAATGACTCGTCGTACCGCTCCGGATGCAGGGCTTCGTCCTTTCTGCGTACCAAGCGCGAACCTTTTTCTTTTTTGAGTAATAGTTCCCCATCTTCAGTGACATACTCGTCGTGCTCGGCCAATGCGGGCAGACTTAACGTGTCCCAGCGCACCACATCCTCTACTGATCTGTCCACATCGTCCAGTTCTATGCGCAATTTGTCGATCAAAAGCGACTCATTCCGCGATTCCTTGGCCTTGGAAATCAGTCCGAGGATCTCATTGCGCTGTTCTTCGATCTCGCGCAAGGCCTCGGCCTCTTGGTTCAGGAACCGGCCACTCAGGTCGTCGTCATTCCACCGGGTCTGGATGCCCAGCACGCCGCCACCCGGCGACAGGCGGGTCTCAGCGGTTGAATCCCACCAATCCCACACTGAGTTCCGGGTTGTTTCACTATCAGCCTCCATCATGTCCTTGACCGGGTCGTCGATGATCATGACGTGGGCACCCTTGCCCGTAATACCCAGCCCGACGCCCGCCGGGACGTACCCGCCGCCCGCGTTGATGTACCAGCCCTCGGTGGCCTGCGCGTTCGGGTTCAACGTCACGCCCGGGAACATCGCTTTGTACGCCGGGTCGTCAATTAAGGCCTTGATTTTCCTACTAAATCCCATCGGCAGCGACACAGCGTACGATGCTGCGATGATCTCGTGGGTAGGGTTGTGCCCAAGGTGCCATGCCGGAAAGTTCTTAGAAGCGATCTCAGACTTCCCGGTACGAGGCGGCATGAAGAAAAGCGACCGGGGGCTCATCTCGAGGCTCACCGCGTTGCTGAAAAACTCTAATTTTGCACAAATTAGCTTGTGGACCCAACCGGGCTTGTACGCGGGGTTGAACCGCATGATGAAGTTGATGAGCCGCCTGCGGGACAGCTCGCGCTTGACCAGTTCGCCCCGGGCCAGCGCCGGTTTATTCGCCTTGGCCAGATTCTTGTCACGCTGCACCTTGGCAGCATGCACCTGCGCGGTGGCGGCCCGCTGTACAGCTTTCCTGTACTCCCGGTCGTACGCCCTCCGATCTGTCTGTCGCCTAAAATTAGGGATGGCCACTTCTTCGTGCTCACAAACCTTACATATCGTGTGGTATTCGATAGGCTTGGTGTGCGGCATCTGTTTGTTGAAACCCTTCTGGATCCCAGTGAACTGGCGCTCGCACCTGACACATTGCTTGGTATGAGCAGCCGTGCGGAGCGATTTTGGGTAGCCTTCCTCCATGCTGCCTTTTACATGGTCATCGCCCGTATCTGTTGGTTCGCTCATTACTTGTCTTCTACGAGACTAAACTCGCCCTCAATCACGTCCTCCGATCCGGCCATGTCGATCAGTTCCTTCTCGGTCATCGCACTGAGTTCTTTCCTTGCGCGTTCCTCGGTCTTGGATACCTCGAGTTTGCGCACCTTGGGTGCATAGTAACCAAGCATCTTCGCTATTTCGCGCCACCCAGCGATCTGCGCTTGAGGGTCGCTTGTCATCTGGGCGTCATTGATGGCGGACTTCATGCCCTCAATCACGTCGTCCTGAGTTATCCTCGCACGTTCTGCCGCGTCTGCCTGTAATTCCGCGAACATCGCCTTCACAGCGGGCCGCCTCATGATTGCTGAGGCTCCGTTCGAGGGGTTCTTGAAGTTATATCCTGCGGCTGTTGCTGATGCGCTCCGGGAGAGCCCGGATATCACGTGATTGAGAAAGCGAAGTTCCTTCGGGGAAACAGCTTTGTCCGGTTGTGGTTCTGCGCCTTCGTACTCAGCTTCGAGCGCTTGCTCGTCGCGCTTGGCGAGTTCGTCCAACCGTTCTTGGTCGTCGAGCCTGATCAGCTCATTTGTTGTGTCGTCGGCCATGTGTGCTATGCCCTTTTTGTTGCGGATTTCAAGACCATACAGTAACTTGGAACCAAGTGCAAGGATTTTTGGCGACCTTGAGCCGATTGACAACGTTCATCGGCTCATTGTCAACGTTCGCGCGATTTTATTTTTGTAAAATTTTGGCTCTGTCCGGGGCTGGGAGGGTGTATAGGGTCTCCCCACTTGGCCACCCCACTTCGGATTCGGATTCTCCGTACGAAGTCAAAGGGGGCCCCGACCCTCTACACCAAAAGCAAAGACTGCTACGCTCTTTGCACAAAGAACGATAACCCTGTTCTTTCCACAAAGCTCTCCGCCCAAGAGCAACTGCATCTTAAGCGCTCGCAAGCTCCCGCAGGACAGCCAAGTATCATGTGAGTTAGGGCAATAGTGTCCTAGTCACCAACATACCTTGGAGGTATACCATGAGCAAAGCAACAGACAAGCCGCAGTTCACGTTCGACCCACTGTACGGCACCATGTTCCCCGGCACACGCTGCTGGTCAGGCAACTGGTCAGAGATAGGCGGCGCACCTACACACCTCATCGCTCTCGGCGAGAAGGACGGTGTGCATCGCGTCGCCTTCAAGGTCATAGGCGGCCGCAAGTGGACGTACTGCGACATCACCTTCGCTGCCGAGGGGCTCGAACTGGAGAAGCGTAACCACAAAGGGTACGTAGTCTTCAAGGGCAACAAGCTCAACCTTTGGCTGAACTACGCCAAAGGCCACGAGAACGATACCGAGCATGAGCGCTATGACCTTAAGCCGTCATCGCGCGCAGCACGCCCGTTCTAACTAACCAGCCTAGCTCCCATCCCGGGAGCTAGGCTTCGAGGTACTAACAACATGTTCGACTTTCTCGCCGGCTTCACCGGCATATTCCTTGGCTGCGTGTTCGCAGCCATCCTGTACATACTCGCCTCTGGAGGCAAATCATGAACAAATTCATCACAATCATCAAGCTCATCACCCACTACCACGTACTTGGCTTCAAGCGCTTCTTCACTGGTCTGAAGATCAAGGCGCTGCTCGCGTGACACCGGACAACGAAGCGTGTATCCGCGACTTACTCAAGGAGCAAAAGCGGCTGGCACATCTGCTTGACCCGGATGCTTCCGGGTCACCAGAGGCCAAGACTGCCGCATTCAAGTACGCAGTCACTACGCACGAGTTGTGCGAAGAGCTCCTCGAGCAGCTGCTGTTCCACGAGTTAGTCAGTCACTAGCAACCCGGCCGGGCTCTTCGGAGCTCGGCCACTTATTGTCGTGCTCAGGTCAAGGGCGCAAGGCTGGACTACAGTGGGGTCATGAGCTCATGGCTGTTTGTTCGATACGACCAAGCACGGATGGCTGTCTTGTACCGAGAACCGAGAACCGAGTACAGAGAACCGTCTGCAGAAAACCAAGGACGAGGCCCCGGGTCATGCTATAGGCCCTTATTCAGAGACCGAATTTTCAAGTCCTTGATTGTGTGCAGGTTGGTTGAATGTGGGTATTGGCGAACAGATATGAGGTGGAATTGGTGTGGTTGTGGGGAAGACAAGGTTGATAAAGGTTGTTAAAGAGTTGTATGTGGTTGAAATGTAAACGATGTGTGTGCGTGGTAGAGCCCGCTGAACCCATGGAGTAGGACAATGAACAACATACCCAAGATGCTTATGATGCGCCCCTCGGTGACAACACGCATGGTTGCACTGAAGGGAGGCACCCTGATATCAGTGATGGAATGCCCTGAGTACGCAGTAACCGTAGCCCTGTACACCCGCAACAACGGTGAATGGGAACAAATATGGATGTGCGAGGATGCACCCGGATGGTTCAGAGACTGGGCCGGTCTTCGGGCACGGATACGTCTAGTCCATGCTCAGGTGTTATCTGGGCACTGACTGGGGTGCTCGCAAGCTCCCACAGGGTAGCCGTGTGTGTGTTGATATCGCAATCAGTGTGGTTGTGGTGCGCGGACTAACCTTGGAGTAACGCTATGAACATTTATCTCAGCTACATCATTGACCCTACTGGCACACGCATGCTTCAGTCTTTGTTTGACAAACTCTGCATGCTTTGCAAGTACGATAATCAAGCCATACGTATCCGTCTAACCAAGTACGGTTGGAGACTGGATACCGGATTTGGTATTGACATGGAAGAAGCAATCAACATGTCCCAACTCCGTGCTAACTATAACCAGCCATGTGAAGGCAGACGATGAGTGGCATCATTGACTCAACTGGTCAGCAATGGGAACACTGCAATCATTGCGGTGACTTCGTTGAGATCCAGAAGCTCAAGACTGGATGGAGCTCCAAGTGGCCTGACTATGAATTCGTTGACCTCTGCGTGAAGTGCAAGAAGCTCAATATGGAGAAACCATCATGTTAATGCTATACAGCATGGGCGACTTGTTCCTACTTCTCGCTGTCATCGGTGCCTGCATCTGGGTAATCAAGAGATACACCTCATGAAACTCGTACGCATACCTGACATGGCGCTTGGCAACCCTAACATAGCTACCAATCACTGGATACGCGTTGAATGCTACACCTACTGGGTGTGGCTGCGTATCGGTAGATGGGTGCTACTAACCGACGAACGGAGGATATCATGACATCAGCACTATTCGCTGTAATGACTGCCACCGGGATGTACATCATCATGGCAAAGCTGGGTCTGTTCAAGCTGTTCAAGATTAAACAAACTCGTAAACTCACAGATGGGGGACTCGACGTACTCATGACGTTCGGACTCATTGCAATATTCGCTGGCACTGTCAGCGGTATGATGATAGCAATGATGAGTGGACTCATGTTGAGTGGCATGCTCTTCCTGACACGTTACTTCATCAAACCCACGAAATCGCTTGGAGGCGCATACAATGGAATTAACAAATGGATCAGACGCGTTCTCGGCTCACTGCGAAGCACTACAGGTCGCGCAAAGTCCTGAGGACATACTTATAGCTATAGAGGAACTCAACCACTGCAGCTATCATGAACTGGGCGATGAGGAACTCGATATCCAAATCGCCATAGTAAGCAAACGCACTGTCGTTTGGCAAGAGTAGTAGACACATAACCTTAACCATAAACAAAGGAAACACTATCATGACCAAGAAAAACACAGCACTAGCCGATGCAATCACCGAAGCTACTGTCACTGCCAACCCGGATGACCAGATTCAGTGTTCTGAAGATGGACGGGTGGATGAATACCGCATCAAGACGGAAATCATCGAAGACGTGATCAGCCGGTTCGGAGATGTTGAGAACCTGAGCGAGAACTCCTACAAGCCGTTCCTCTTTGGAGCCTTGTGTTGGAGCTACAAGTTCAAGCTGGCCCGTAGCATCATCCGCCTTATTGACCAGAACGCTGGTATGGCTGATGCAATCAAGGGTGAGCAGGTTGAACGCCAGCAGGTACTAAGCGAAATCATCAAGCGCACCGAAGCGCAGGTTGATGAGCTGCAGAACCTGTACAACTGGGCTGCGACACAGACCAAGCCTGATCTGGTACCCGATGACGCCGATGTAATGGCCAAGTTACAGGTACAGGCTGAAACTCCGAAGGATGAGATTGAGGAGTATGCAGAGATGATGGGCATTACTATCGAAGAGGCAGCTGCCGACCTCGATGGTGTTGCTGATACCGACACTGAACGCGCTATGAAGCACGGAGATGAGGCTCTCACAGAGCTGAAGACCCGTACAACTGGTGAGTTCACTGAAGGCTTCGTCCTCACTGGCTGGAATGCAGTATCGACGATGGAGAAGATTGCTGAAAAGGCTGAAGTCTATGCCGAACGCAGCAAGGGACTCTTCAAGAACAATCGTCGCAAGAGTAAGAAGGCACACTTGGTTGGAAACATCAAGGCCTTCGATGCCATCATGAACGAAGCGGATGATTACGCTGTCGCATGGAGACGTGACCTTGAGATTGAGATACAGAAGGCAGAAACCGAAGCCGCTGCAGCTCACGAAGGTACTTCGCCAGTAATGGTATAGTTAGACCTGAGCACTGGCTGGAGGAAACTCCAATAGGAGCCGGCCGGTGCTCTCCCTTTTATTACTTCATGGAGATATCGTCATGGACATACGCAAACTAATGATTGTACCCTTCACAGGATGTGGTGGCTGTCCTGCTCACGAAGCCTGTGTAGCGGGGCACCTGCATGACACACCACTCCCAATGATACACACCGGAAATGAACGCTGGGATAACCACGGACATATAGTACCCGTGTTCTCAGCTAATGAACCAGTAACAGTTGAGATGCGTCACGACAACGTGAACATATACTGCGGTACGGCAACAACGGACCAAGGTGTCAACGATTACATCAATATGCACAACTTCAGGCCAGCTGACTCGACCTTCCAAACAAAGCGCGACACAGCTGACTAATGGTATAGTTAGACCTGAGCACTGGCTGGACGGTAGCTTAAAGGAAAGCACCGGCTAGTGCTCTTTTCTAACATGCCCCTCCAAGGCTGTCCCGGGCTCTTCGGAGCTCGGGTATTTATTCCTTACCGGGCCGGGGCGGATACAGTGGGGTTGTAGACATGAACGCAGACAGAGAGCTTTGCTTGACATGCCCTCATGGACAACCAAGGTACATCACATACAGTGACACTTGGTATTGTGATAACCCAGACAACTTCCGAGAAAGCTCCATCATCAGACACGGAGCCACCCTTGGTAGAGCCAACGGCTGGTGCCCATATGCTCCAGCCATGTCACCCCATGTCACCGCGTCGAAATTGGGGTTAAAGCCTTGAACCCATTACCCTTATCGTCAAATGTCACCATGTCACCTCGTACCTCCAGCCCGAAAGGACACTTAAGGGTTTACTTATATGTCACATATACCCTCTATATACTACTCCTTTGAATATATATATATAAGTAGGTGACAAGGTGACAAACGCGGTATGGCCTTTAAGAATCAATGAGTTACGAATGTCACCTCATACGCTCTATGGGGTGACATGATGGGGTGACATGGTGACATGAGTTGTGGTACGCACACAACAATGTGACCATCTACGTCACTATTTAGAGTCCACCCTACAAATAACACTCACAGCGAGGCATCAAAATGCACAAGTTTTCAACGATTTTCTTCCACTTTATCACCTTTATAGCGGGTGGCATGTGCTTCATAAACATGTCCCAACTGCTCGCAACCAACCCCAATTTCGAGG